TCACTTCGTAACTCTTTCACTTGTTATCTTTTTCGGGTCAGCGATTTTACGCGTGGATAGTTTTTCGCCAGTCAACAACCAATTAAGGTCCATGTTGTATTTCGTTAACATGTAAATCATTAGCTCATGACTCGGTAACCTATTGCCATTTTCAATCCTGGAAACATTTTGTTTCTGCATGATTTCAATGTCAGTTTGCTTAATGTTGTATGTTAATCGAAATTCTTTAAATCGCTTACCCACTTGGACCTCCAACGAGTTAGGATCTTTTTCAATCTTCTGTTCGGTCATTATGTTTTTTCTTTTTATATAAACTGTTATTTATTAAAATAAAGCGGTTATTTCCCAACCATAGGTATGGGGATATTTTAAATACTTCTTTTGATACGAATTCAAAGAATAGGTTTCTAACGACCGAGCTGTCTAATAGAACTGATATTCTTTCAGTAACCTGCTCTACTAATTCTCTATTCTCGTCCTGATAGTTGATATTCAATGTAAAATCCTTGACATCACTCAGGGTTTTAACTTTGTGATAATCACTACTGCCAAGTTCAATTACTTTGAGCCTTATTTTACTAGGCTTGTACTTAAAATGTATTCCTCCATCCAATACGCCTGGGTACTTTTCGAACTCAGATTGCAAATGCCTTTTTACAATGTTCATAACCTTCAATTCTATTTCGGAGGTTGGCCAAACCTTAGGCATATCTATTGCAATTCTCTTTTGACAACGTTAAAAATTTGTACCAAATCGTCAATTTGCACATCAAAATCAGGGTACCGGTCTTTGTCTGGATTAAGGGATCGTAAAGTGATTGTGCCAGTATCGAGACATTGGTTCGCAATTTGTTTAGCTACGATACCTTCGGTTTTATGAATTAAAATCCAATTTGGCCATTGGTGGTTGTGTAGTTTGCTGGTCCATAATTCTCTTTTTACTTCGCGTCCAGTGGCAATGGTACCGTGTGGCATAGCTTCACGGATATCACCATTATCCATACTGTCACCTGAAATCTCAAAAGCCATGTATTTTCCTCTTACAAATTTGTCAACTGTGATGTAATGTTTTGGCAACTCTTCTATATATTCCTTATCCGCATACCCTGTTAAATATCCTGCTTGTGCATAGACTGGCACAAGATCAACCCCCATCCGGTAACGGCCAGGAGATATTTCCGTGAATTTATTGTCACCATCTTCCTCGTAGATTGTGACATCACCTAGGTCCCGTGCATTTTGATTAATCCTTTTAACAGGAGATTTATTGTCTGATGAACCAAATACCTCTTCTTCTGTTGTGTCTAGCTTTGTAACTATATTGATTACAACCTCTCGAGTGAGATTGTCCGTTCTAAAATATTGGTAAACAGTATTCCTAGCAACACCTAATTTTTTTGCTGCTTCGATTACCGATATACCATTTTTAGAAAGATAGGTTTTAATTTTTTCTCCCTGATATACAGACATATACAAATAATTGTAATATTACAACTTGTACAGTGTAATTATAGTAATTACATTTGTACCATACGAACAAACAAAGTTAATAAATTAGTTAATAAACCTTATCCCAACAGAGTACCATATATGAAAAAGATAATAGCAGGCTTAATAGATGATGGAGCGGAATTCTTTAAGAATGAAGGAAAGCTCTATTGTGTACATGCGAGACAAACTCATGAGTGGCCTAATTTTCCAGACAAAGTAGTTTCTCTAATAGAGGCAGATATGCTAAAGCATCCTGAAGCTTTAAGAGCCCTTTCTGAATGGGAAAACCTTCTTCCAGAAGACCATATGTATAGATACATAGTTTGCCGCTTTGGTGGTATTGATGATGAACCTGACATAAATTTAGAGGGGAAGATAGCTCATAAGGAATACTTTGAGTGTGGTTTAAGGGGGAAATGTCGGTTTGAAGGAAAGTTATGTTGCTCAATTAAAGCAGAGTATGGCATGTTAACTAAGATGGAGCTCGAAGTTCTTAAATGTAGTTCGCTTGGATATAAGGAGATCGGAGAACGATTATTTATATCAGTTGAAACAGTTTCAACTCACATGCAAAACCTTCGATTAAAAACCGGATTAAAGAATTCTACGCAGCTGGCTATTTACGCGATGCAGAAAGGAGTGATCTATGAAGGTAATTAGTATTAAACCTTCTCCTACAGTCGTAAGCTTTATCTCTAATATGAAAGAAGGTGATGTGCTAAGGTTTGCCTTACGCCATAGAAAGCAAGTTATTGAAACTGCTGGACGTAAAATGAAGGAGGTTCAACCTGATTTTAAGTTTCCTACAACGACTAACATCGAAGGAGGATTTATAGAGATTAGAAAGGAGGCAAAATGACATCAGTATTTGATTACGAACTACGCAACATGCTGACGAAGGCGGCAGAGCTAGGAGCGACTAAAGCGCTTGCCGAGACTGGGGCAATCAAGCCTTATATGAATAAGTCAGAAGCATATCGGGTTTATGGGAGGGGGATAGTTGATGGCTGGATTAAAGACGGCCTAATTACCACTCGTGGAGACCTATATAAATCTTGGAGAATTGATCGTGTGGAGATTCAAGCTTTAGCCGCTTCAAGAACTGTCGCAGAGTATATAAACAGCCAATACTTTAAAAACAAAGGTGCCGAAATAAAAACAAAGAAGAAGTCATGATAACTGAAGATAAATTAAAAGCACTTGGGTTCGAACGGTACGAATGGCGGGACGAAGATGGTGATAGTATTGTGGACCATAAGCTTAAAAAAGGAAGTGTAGTAATTGAGATTACAAACATGGAAAAGGTGGAGATAACCACTCAGGGGAATTACATTGAGCTCCCAAAAATCAATAAAGACAGTAAACTGGAACAGTTAATAAATCTCTTATCATAAAATAGAAAAAATGAATATCCTAATCAAAACCTTAACAATGATCAACTTTAAAGGAGTAAAGAACTTTACAGTTGATTTCAATTTCATCACTAACATTTATGGAGCAAATGCTTCTGGAAAGACAACTATTTTCGACGCCTTCACTTGGTTGCTTTTTGGAAAGGACTCTGCCGATCGTAAAGATTTCAATGTTAAACCGCTGGATCAGGCAGGTGCTACAAAGGATCGTACAGAAAACGAAGTATCTGCAGTTCTAGAAGTCGATGGACAAGATATTACCATTCGCCATATCCAAAAGGAAAAATGGACAAAAAAGAGGGGGGAAGAGGTTGCTGAGTTCACCGGTAATGAGCACCTGTATTTCTGGAATGAGGTTCCGGTAAATTCTAGTGAGTTTCAAGCTAAAGTAAATGATCTTCTTCCTGAGAATGTATTTAAGTTGATAACAAATCCGCTTTATTTCAATTCTCAGAAATGGCAGGACCAGCGTTCGGTATTGTCAGAGTTGGCCGGCGAGATTACTGACAGATTCATTACAAGTAAATATCCCGAATTGCAGGAGTTGTTAAACTCTTTGGACGGTAAAAACTTGAAAGAATTCAAGGCGAAGGTTGCCGGAGAAAAGAAAAACCTTAAGGATCAGCTGGTCGAAATCCCTGGCCGTATCGATGAGGCTGAACGTGGTAAGCCGGAACCTGTAAATGAAATCGAAGTAAATGCCCGGATTGCCGAGTTGCAAACTGAGTACGACTCTTTGGAACAAGCGATTATTGACAAGAACGCTGCAAATGAGAAAGAAAATTCCCGTATCCAATCGGTTCAAAAAGAGATTCATTCTTTAAAACTGGAAATCCAAAACATCGAAGCCGCTCACCGCTCGGCTTATAATGCAGATGTTAATGCAGCAAACTCAGGAATAAACGAGGACAAAGCCAAGCTTAATAGTTTAGATTCCCAATTGCGTTTGCAGGAAAATCAATTAAAGCAGCTTGAGCAGTCTCACGCTGATCAGTTGGCACGTATCGAACGTGATAAGCAAGATATCAATGACCGCTTAGCGAGTTTAAGGACTCTTTTCGTTTCAGTAAATGGGCGTGAGCTTAATCCAGATGAAAAGATATGTAAAGAGTGTGGTCGTGAGCATGAGGCCCACAACATCACTGAGTTACAATCTAAGTTCAATGAAATCAAGCGTAAGGAACTTGAAGGCATAAATATTCAAGGAGCTGGTTTAAAAAAGGATTTGACTAATCGTGATGCCGATATTGAGCAAGCTAGGGAACAATTTGAAACAACGAAGTCGGCTCTCAAGACTTCGATAAATAGTCTTAAATCCTCTTTGGAAGAAGTTGAACGGAAGGTTGAAGCAGCAGCCAGCAAGAGTGTTGAGGTTAAGTCTTATGAAGATCGCCTGAGAGAGGATGATTCTATTGCCATCAAAATAAGCAAGATTACTGAGCTTCAGGGGCAAATGGAAACCAAGTCCGTAGATTATGGTGACTTGCGCGTGAATAAAGCAACGATTAATGCGGAATTGGATTCTGAGAAACGTAAGCTTAATACATCACACATTATTGCTAAAGCGGATGTGCGTATCAAGGAGCTTAAGGATCAGGAGAAAACGATGTCTCAAGAATTGGCTTCGCTTGAAAAGCAAGAGTTCGCTGCAGAGAAATACGAGAAAGCGAAATCTGAAGAGTTGGAAAACCGTGTTAACGGAATGTTCAAGTTTGCGAAATTCAAGTTGTTCAAGCCTTTGATTAACGGTGGTGAGGAACCGACTTGTCAAACCACTTATAATGGGGTGCCATTTTCAGACCTTAATACGGCTGGAAAAATTCTAGTTGGTATCGATATCATTAATACGCTGTCCGCTCATTATGGTGTTGTAGCTCCCGTATTCTTAGACAATCGTGAGTCTGTTTCTGTAATACCTGATACTGCAGCGCAAACCATCAACCTTATTGTTTCACCTCAGGACGACAAGTTAAGAGTCGCCTAATGGCTAAAAAGCCAAATACGATATACCCAATAATCACGTCGGTGTCTTGCTCGGGTTGCATATACATGCACCCGGGCGAACATCCGGTTTTAATGTGGTGTGGTAAAATTAAAATGCCGCGAGTTGCGGATGAACCAAAACAGTGTATTTATAAAACCTTAAAATAAAAATCAAGATGTCACATCAACAATCAGCAGTAGCACTTCAGCAAGAAGAAAAGAATATTACCACATCGGTGTTAGCGAAAGTAAACTCCTTTCAGCAGTCTGGGGAGCTACGCATTCCTAAGGATTACAGTCCAGAAAATGCTTTAAAAAGCGCCATGTTAATTCTTCAAGAAACTAAAGACAGAAGCAATAATCCTGTTCTTCAATCCTGCACCCAAGCAAGTATTGCAAATGCTTTACTAAAAATGGTTGTGTGGGGATTGTCTCCGCTTAAAAAACAAGGTGATTTTATTGCTTATGATGGTAAGCTAGATTTTAGTCCTGAATACACAGGTAACCTGGTTCTCGCGAAACGATATGGTGGTTTAGTAAACCATAACCAAAGAGCCATTTTTAAAGGCGATGAGTTTGAATTTGAGACGGATTTAGAATTTCCTTACCGCACACGAATTTTAAAACACAAGCAGTCTTTAGAAAATATCGGTGGCGAGGTGGTAGGAGCATATTTCGCATACGAGTTAGCCGATGGCACTAAAGATGTCGAGATTATGAACATCACACAGATTAGAGCCGCATGGAATCAAGGGGGATCAAAAGGTAATAGTGGTGCTCATAAGAACTTTAGTGACCAAATGGCGATTAAAACTGTGATCAATCGTGGATGTAAACTGATAATTCGCGGATCTGATGACAGCGTTCTTTTTGACAAAGAAGATGATAAGCCACTCGATGAAACTGCAAATAAGGTTCAGGATCAAATTAGACAAAACGCCAATAAACAAGCTATTTCATTTGAAGATGCTCAAGTAATTGAGACTAAAGAATTAAACCCTAGTTCTGTTAAAGCAACTGTGCCACCAGTACAGGCAAAACAGCATGCTCAGCCATCAAATGAGGCTCCGGCATCAAGTGCAATCCAGCCCAACAGTAACCCAGGTGATGATCAAGTTGAGATGAATTTCTAATGAGGTTACACATCATTAATAGTAACAGTGATGGTAACTGCTACCTTTTCACCGACAATGAGGGGAATACCCTTATTGTCGAGTGTGGGGTGCGCTTCGAGAAAATCAAACAGGCTATGAACTTCGATTTAGGTAAGGTATTAGGATGCTTAGTTACGCATGAGCACGGCGACCATTGTAAAGGTGCTAAGGATGCTGTAAAGTCAGGGATTGATATTTATGCTACAGCCGGAACGATCAAAGGATTAAAGTTCGAAAGTCATCGTTTAATCGCGGTGCCAAAAGGGAAGGCTTTCAACTTAGGGCCCTTCGCTGTTATTGCATTCGATACTCATCACGACGTGAATGAGCCGTGTGGCTTCCTTATCAAGCACGAGGAAATGGGTACCACGCTTTTCCTAACCGATACCATCTATTGCGATTATCAGTTTCCTGGGCTTACCAATGTTTTAATCGAAGCCAACTATAGCCAAGATATTATCGACGAAAAGCTATCCGGAAATCGGTTTTTGCGTAACCGTGTAATTCAATCCCACATGAGCATTGAAACTTGTATTGAAACTCTAAAAGCTAACGATTTGCGCGCGGTAAACAACATCGTGCTTATTCACTTGTCCGATAGAAACTCGGACGCTAAAGTCTTTAAGCAACGAATTGAGGACGCAACCCTCAAAACCGTCAGCATTGCTACTGCAGGTTTGACTTTCGAAAATTTTGATAAATATCCTTTTTAGTTATGACTGACAACGAAAAAATAAACGAGATGTTTTTAAGGATCCAAAACTTTGAATTCCCGCAATGCGAGGATGAGAATTTCGCGCAACTTGTTTCTGAAGTAAAGGAGGGCTTTCAGATTATTCAAAAAGGAGTTAGGGATGCAGCGAGCACCATCAAGGCCTTAAAACGAGAGCATGATCTAGAAAATATCGGAGTAGAACCAATCAAAGTTCATCCAGGAGTGTACGATATCGCACCAACTCAAGACAAGGTGCATCAATAACATTAATCAGTAAAGATATGATTGTAGAGCTTAAAAAGGTTAAGATAACAAGGTCTATCTTAAGTCAACTTACCTCACCAGTATTAACGGAAATGCAAAATTACGAGGTACTAGGATGGGTTTTCGATAAATCCAAGTTTATCCTCTTGTACAATAGGCAGACGCAATCACTATCCAAGATGCGGGTGTTTTTCAATCTTCGCATCGACAATGATAAGGCTAGCCAAGTGCTTTTTACTATAAATGGAATGGCTTCATTTAAAGCGTTTCCTTCCTATAGCGAGGCATTAAACTGGTGCACATTAATAAACACAATTCAATCACAGGCCAAAATACAAGGCCAATTATTTATCTAGATATGAAAATAAAACCAATACTTTTTAGCACGCCAATGTTGCAAGCTATACTTGATGGACGGAAAACACAAACTAGACGCGTAGTAAAAAGCAGGCATGAAAGTGGATTGTTTAGAGTCGGGAAAACTAAAGACGGGGCAATAACTGAAATAACATCATTGGATTGGGATGAAAGACCTAAAAATGATTGCACAAATGATATTAAGCCAATTGCTACGGTTGGCGATGTACTTTGGGTAAGAGAAACATGGATGTATAGCGATGATTTAGACAATCCATATTGGTACAAGGAAAATATTGAACGTGAATATCTGCCCGAATACCATGAATCTTATAAATGGAAACCCTCCATATTTATGCCTAAAGAAGCAGCAAGAATATTCTTAAAGGTAACTGGTGTTAGATTTGAAAGATTACAGAGCATTTCTGTTAATGATTCTATTGCAGAAGGAATTGATCCCTTATTAATGAGCAACATGCAGCTGGCAACACAGGGGCAATTGTATCGTAATTACTTAGTTAAAAGCGAACTGTTTAATGAAGGGTTAACAGCTTTTTGGTCGTTCAATTCATTGTGGTGTAAGATTAATGGAGCCGAGTCGTGGGATGCTAACCCGTGGGTTTGGGTGTATGAATTTGAAAAGGTTGAAAGGCCTGATAATTTTTATTAGGAATCATGACTAGCCTAATGATGTGGTGTAGCAATTGCCAGTCAATGCACAATCATTACAGAGATATCACGGGCAGATATAAATGCTGTCTGTGTTGGACTTATCAAAAGTGATCGTATGAAAGTAGCAATTAAAACATTAAGCATCCTATATCTACCTATATTCTTTTTGGGGGCTTTCCTTATTGGTTTGTCTGTGGTATTACTAACGTTAGGCCAGCTGCTTATGCTAGAAACTAATAAGGATAAAAGGGGGTATGAATTAATGAAAAGAAGTTTTTTAAGAAGAAGATAAAATGTCAAAAGAATCATACTATTTCAGCCATGATTACGGCTCAAGAAATGACCCTAAATTAGTCAAAGTCCTCATGAAATTAGGGCAAGCTGGTAAGGGTGTTTATTGGGATTTAATAGAAATGCTTTACGAGCAAGGGGGCTATTTAATGCTATCGGATTGCGATAGCTATGCGTTCGCATTGCGCACAGATGAGGAGTGTATTACGAGGCTTATTAATGAGTTTGGGCTCTTTGAAAATGACGGTGAGCGTTTTTGGTCTAGTAGTGTTTTATCTCGCATGGACAGACGTGATGTTAAATCACAAAAGGCAAAAGAGAGTGCCCTTAAAAGATGGAATAAGGCCGATTCTAATGCGAACGCATCAAGAAATAATGCGAACGCATTGCAAACGCAATCCGAACCCAATGCTATAAAGGAAAAGAAAGGAAAAGAAAGGAAAGAAAAAGAAATAATAGAAGAAGAAGATAAAGAAGAAAAAATCGCCGTCCCCGACATCAATCATTCTGATGATTCTATTCTTCCAAAACCAAATGCATGGGGAATGTATTCATCCATGGGAGATTTGGAAAAGGTTCTTCTTTCGCATTCAGAATGGCAAGCAGCATTGGGTAAATCACTAGGTATCCAAAACCCAGACGATGTTCCAAAATGGATATCGAAGTTTTTCATCTTTTGCGCAGGTTCGGGTAAAAATCATGAAAAAGATTCAGATGCAAAATCGCATTGTCAATCTTGGATCAGAAGGCAAATCGAACTTGGCAAAACGGTGGAGACCTCAACGGTCGCTATTCCCCAAACAAGTGGAGCAGGAGATAAACCTTCTCATGATGGAACTGAAAGGGAGCTTGTTGGTAAATGGATTTGGTTAAACAACGGTTGGAGAGATACGACAACATTCACAGAGCATCAAAAACGTAAGTACGGACTGAAATGAGAAAGGGAAATTCATTAGGCAAATTGCCGCCAATGGCATTGGAAATCGAGACCGCAGTCCTTGGTGCAATCATGATAGAAAGTACGGCTATGATGTTTGTTGCTGACATTCTTCGTCCAGAGATGTTCTACAAAGAATCTCACCAGCTGATTTTCAAAGCTGCGCAGGAGATATCTATTTCTGGTGACCCATTGGATTTGATGACAATTGTAGCCAAACTCCGGAAGAATGGAGATTTTGAAAAAGTTGGAGGCGCATTTTACCTAACCGAGCTTACCGACCGAGTGGTGAGTTCTGTTAACATCGAGTATCACGCGAGAATCATTGCTCAAAAATTCATGCAACGCGAGCTTATCCGATTGTCAAACATCACCATAAACGACTGTTATGACGAAACAAAGGACGTTTTTGATATCCTATCGACATATGAAACCGAACGTGATAACATCGTAAATCACGTTTCAAGTCGAAAGGAAGTTTCTCAAAAGCACGCGGTTAATGAAGTGTTTGCTGATATGGCGAAAAAGGCGGCAATGGGTGTTAAGGACGTCACCGGAGTGGACACAGGTAACGACGATATGAATGCGCTTACAGGCGGATGGCAACAGTCTGATTTGATTATTTTGGCTGCACGTCCGGCAATGGGAAAGACGGCATACGCCCTCAAAAAAGCAGTGAATGCTGCACGCTCGGGGAAGCCAGTGGCAATATTTTCGCTCGAAATGGCCAAAGAGCAATTGATCCATCGAATTTTATCTTTTGAAACAGGTATTCCGCTTGAAAAAATTAAAAAACTAAAACTTGATGATGGCGATTGGCATAAGCTTCATTCGATGCAGCAGGAATTGTCCGAATTACCAATTCATTGGGACGACACCCCAGGACTGACATTAATCGAATTGTCTGCAAAGGCTAAGAGGTTGAAACGTTTGCACGGTGTTGAGATGATCGTAATCGACTATCTGCAATTGATCACTGTTCACGGAAAATCACGATTCGATGCTGTCAGTGATATCTCTCGCGGTCTTAAGATTCTAGCCAAAGAATTGAATATCCCTGTAATCGCACTATCGCAACTAAGTCGCGCGGTTGAGTCAAGACCAGGGAACAGCAAACGTCCTATGCTATCAGATTTACGCGAATCAGGATCCATAGAGCAGGATGCCGATATGGTTCTTTTCCTTTATCGTCCTGAGTATTATGGTTTAGTGGAAGATGAAGAAGGGAGGTCAACTGCGGGAATGGCTGAGGTAATTGTGGCTAAGCATCGTAACGGATCGACCGACACTGTCCTAATGAATTTCAAAGGCTCAACGACGAATTTCACAGCCTGGGATGAGGAGGGCTATGGAGGTAATTCGATGGATATTATCACAGATTTTTCTTTCATTGAGAAGCCATTGCAGTCCGAAAATAGAAGTTTGAATAGTCATGCAAATTGGGATTTTGGTAACGATTCAATGCCCGATGATGCTCCATTTTGAAAAAATGGTAATCTTTTTGGATAACTTATAAAATGTATTTAGCTTTGCTTTCATGGATAAATTCATTTTAAAATTAGCCAAACAACATAATCCCGATGTTCCATTTGAGGATTATCGGGAGGCATTGACGGCTCAAAAGATGGATGATTCCATGCTTAAAGCGCTTTTCAAGAAGATTCAGCCCAGCCCTAAAAAGCATAATTCGGAGATTCAGTTTACGGCTTGCGTACTTTTGATGTTCTCGCCTAAGTCAATTCTTTTAAGCGAAAAAGTTGAGAATGGTGTGTGCTTAGCTATCAAAAATTGCCTAGGAATCAATCAGCAGAGCGCATCATACCGCATTAAAGTTGCGCGAGAAGTATATCAGGTAGATAAAGTTTTCAGAAGTCAAGTAGACAAAATTGTCAAGGAGGTATGTGATGAGTGAGTTAGGTAGCAGTAGATTAACACCTAAGCAGCAGCTATTTATTGATAATTATCTAATTCATTTTAATGCGACTAAGGCGGCTACTCAGGCAGGTTATAGTGAGAAGACGGCATATTCAATTGGTAGCGAATTATTGAAGAAACCTGATATTTCTGCTCATATCGAGTCTCGTTTGAAAGAATCTCGCATGAATAGCGATCAGGTCATGAAATTGATGTCTGACATAGCTCAATCCTCAATGAATGATTATTTCAAAGTTGTTGAGAGAGAGCGATTGAGATCAATTAGAAGGCCACTTAGTTTGCTCATCGAGCGTAAGAAAATAGAGATAAAGCGTGCTTACATGTACCTCGACCGAAAGGGATATTCTGATCAAGAATATGATGATTTCGTTTCAAAAAATATTCTCCCTCTCGAGGATGATATTTTGAGAGCTGAGATAGATTTGGAGTTGGATCCATTGGCAACCTTTGATGATAGTGAGGTTGAAACTTACGAAACAATTGAACTGGATCTAGTTAAGCTCGCTAAAGATAAAGAGGGCGGTAAAATCAAATCATTTGAATGGAAGGAGTTTGGCCCTAAAGTCGAAATGTATGCTGTTGATGGTATGCTTGATAAGCTTGCTCGAGTAAATGGAATGTATTCAGATACACTCATTGTAGATGATAAAAATAAAATAGATCCCAATGAACTAAGTGATGAAGCTATTCGCGAATTAATGAGAGCAACCAAGAGGGGAGAGTAATGGACGTCGCGGCAATATTATCAAATCTTGATGTAAGAGATCTTCAAGGCATATCCTTCAAGCGAGGGATATTTGATTTTATTGTCGAAACTCCAAAAGGTAGGCATGAGAAGCAAGAAGAGGCACTTAAAATTCTAACGGATAATATCACTGAAGAATTTTTATATGGTGGTGCAGCAGGTGGCGCTAAATCTTGGACCGGTTGCTGTTGGCTCATGTTTCAATGTTGGAATTATCCTGGTACTAGATGGTTTATTGGCCGCGAAGAATTAAAGCGTATAACCGAATCCACTTTAATTACTTTTTTCAAAGTGGCCACTGCATATGGAATGCGCAATGGTATTGATTTTCGGTATAACGGTCAAAAGAACTTTATTCAATTCAAAAATGGCAGTCGTATCGATTTACTTGAATTGAAGTTTAAGCCATCGGATCCTGTATATGAAAGGTTTGGTTCAACAGAATATACTGGTGGGTGGATTGAAGAAGGCGGAGAGATTGATTTTGGTGCATACGATGTTTTGAAAACGCGTATAGGCCGCCAGTATAATGAAAAATACAACCTGATAGGTAAGCTCTTCATCACTTGCAATCCTAAAAAGAATTGGATGTACACTACATTTTATCTTCCAAATAAGAAGGGGGCACTTCCAGAAATAATGAAATATCTAGCTGCTTTTGTTCAAGATAATCCACATATCGATAGCGGTTATATTGAAAGATTACGTAGAACAAAAGATAAAGCTAAAAAGGAGCGTCTACTTCATGGGAGCTGGGAGTATGATGATGATCCTAATGCGATGTGTAAATACGATGATATCATTGCAATGTTCTCGAACACTCATATTTGGGAAAAGTATCAAAATATGATTGAAAAGCCTAGCTGGTATATCACCGCGGATATAGCAAGGTTTGGATCAGACAAGGCTCGTCTAGGTGTTTGGTGGGGCTGGATTTTAATGGAATGCCATTCATTTGATAAATCGTCAACTACAGAGATTCAAGCATGTATAAATGCAATGCGTGCTAAATGGAGTATTCCTGTACACCATTGTATCGCGGATGAGGACGGAGTAGGAGGTGGCGTTGTGGATATGTGCGGTATTCTTGGGTTCGTAAATAATGCTAAGCCTTTAATCACGGACGAAGCTCGTGAAAATGATAATAGATTTTATGGCGATAGCAGAAAAGATCTGCCACAAAACGAGAACTATCAGAACCTTCAAACACAATGCGCGTATCTCTTAGCTGACGATATCGCAGGGCATAATATTCTACTTAAATGCATCGAATCAGAATCGGAACAGCAAGAAATTCAAGAAGAGTTTTCCTGGTTAAAAACATATAAATCTGATGAAGATAATAAACTAAGGATTCTTCCAAAAAAAGAAGTTAAGAAAGAAATCGGGCGATCGCCGGATTGGCGCGATTTAATTCTAATGCGTAAATATTTTGATTTAATTTCTGAGACTGAAGAAGTCGACGATTCAATATTTGATTTATTCTAAAACCTAACCGCTAATAAAATTAAGATGGCAAAGGACAAAAAAGAAACAAAATTAGAGGTACAATTACCAACTCCTGTGTTACCCGCAATTGTACAAGCTGTAGGTGCTGTAGGTGCACCAACATATCCTACAGCGCAAAAAGAGTATGATGTCACGCAGCATGATATTTTTAATGAAGCTGAAGGGTTTAGACCTAAAAAGAAAGTAAGAACACTGCGTAAGGATTCCGAAGGTAAGCCAATTCTTGATAGAGCTGGTAAGAAGATTTACGATACCAAAAGAATCGAAGTTAATAGAATCGGTGTGCCTCTTCAGGAATTAATTGTAAAGCGTCGTGTGTCTTTTATGAATGTCTCTAAAATACAGCTCGAAGCTAATCCGAAAAATGATCAAGAGCAACGACTTTACGATATGGTAAAGAAAATGCGCGATGATAATAAGATCAGTTTTATTGAAAAGGAAATTGCTCGACGTATGCTTAGCGAATTACAAGTAGCAAAGCTTTGGTATTCTGAACCAGTCGATCCAGGTTACTGGGGAGAGATTGCTCCTAGAGGTAAATTCAAAATGCGTTGTAAGATCTTGTCTCCCGATCTAGGAGATACTCTTTTACCTGTATTCGATGATTTTGGTAAAATGGTTTATTTCGGACGTATCTACGAATCATCTAGAAGCTTTGCTGATCTTATTGCTGATCCTAATTTTTCAGGACTTACAACCGACAGAGAGCAAAGATTTGATATTTACTCAGCTACGCACATTTATAAATTCAGAAAAGCTAGAGCAGGTGAAAATGTTGTCTCTATCGCTAATAACAATGGCTGGATTATTGATTCAGTTTTATCGCATTCTTATGGGAAAATTCCGGTAACATATTATTCAAAACCATTACCTCCTTGGGCTCCAGTTCAAGCGACTATTGCACGTATTGAAACCTTAATTTCAAATGTAGGTGACACCAACGATTATCACGCATCACCAGTATTTGCGATGTTTGGTAAAGTTGGTGCTAAAATGCTTGAGAAAGGTGAGCAAGGAAAATCCTTACAGATTGAGGGTGAAGGTGCAGACGCTCGTTACGTTACCTGGGAACAAGCTACTGAGGCAGTAGAATTTGAATTGAATACTTTGATGAATTTCATTTTCACAGCGACCCAAACTCCGCAAATGGCAATGGAAGATTTGAAAGGTCTTGGTGCTTTATCTGGAGTTGCTTTTGATCGTGTTTTCATGGATGCTCACTTAGCAGCGCGTGATGAAATCGACGGGGAATATGGTATGAGTACCCAGCGCGATATCAATCTGCAAATTGCTTTTTGTGGTGCTATTGATACCTCTTTAATTCCGGCCACTAAATCTTTCTCTATTGGTTTTGATATTCCGATTTATCGTATTAATGATGACAGCGAGACTGTTGGACTACTTCAAAAAGCTGCAGGTGGTGCAAAGGTTATATCTCAAAAAACTGCTATTGAATATTCTCCATTAACTAAAAATGCAGATGATGAAATAAAGCAGATCCGAGAAGAGGAAAGGCTAGCAGCTGAACAAGAAAGTAAAGAGAAGAAGGTTGGTTAGTATTGAAAATGGTATAACAGAAAAAAAAACGGGGGAAGGTCGTAGTTTTAATAGAAAACTACGACCTTAGTGCTTAAGATTGTTTTGATTGCAAAATAGCGAGAGATTATTTATTTTCTTAATGCATTTACAATTATATTCTCTCTTTTAAACTCTCCTTGGTAAAACCAAACACATCTTGCTACCTCATCTCCATCAGCATTTGTGTATACTTTTTCCACTGACATCGATACTCCTTGCGTACCTGAATGTTTTAATTTAACTACATCTCCTGCTTTTAATTCATTTGCCATAATTTTATTTTTTAAGGTTAATAATATCGTAAGATAACAATACTTTCTGTAATCTCCCAAATTACAAAATCCGTTGTGTTTAACAGGTAATCTAATTGGATTACTTTTGGTTTTAAAAGTATTAACCGAGGATAGCACGGATTAGCTCTCCGGATTAGACTCCTTTAAACACAAACACATGTCATTAAAAGCAAAAATCATTGTTAAACTGAAAGCAAAGGCAACCGCATTGGGTGTCAATCTTTCAAATGTTCGAATCAACGGACTAGCGGACAAGTTAGATGGTCTTATCACAAACGAGGACGATATTGACGGGGAAATCGACAAACTAGACCAAGTGCTTGGTTTCAAAGAACTGGCGGCATTGGATGATGCAAAACGTAGTGCTGAGAGGAGAACAGCTGAAGAAGAAGATAAAGACAAAAATCCAGAAAGGAAAGATCCTGTTGAGCCTGAAAAGAAAGACCCAGAACATAAGGATGAGGCTCCTTCTTGGTTTAAAGCTCATGTTGAGAACCAAAATAAGGTAATCGAAACCTTAACAGCTACTGTCGTTAATCTTCAGAACGGAAATACTGCCCAATCCAGACGTCAACAATTAGAAGCCAAATTAAAAGATGCTCCTGAGCGCTTCAAAACACAAACACTCCGCAACTTTGACCGACTAAAATTAGATAGTGAAGATGATTTCACAAGCTACTTAGCGGAAGTTGAGCTGGATGTTGCAGATGAGATTCAGGCGGCAAGTGATGCGGGTCTAGGTAATGATAATCCTGTAAGAGGAGCTGGCGGTGGCAAATTGAAGGATGACGAGGTGTCTCCTGCAATGAAAGAAATTGTTGCACAGCGCGAAGCGGAAGCAAAGGCCAAAGCTGGCGCATAAAGAAACTTTAAATGGGATTAACTGGAGTAAAAAGAACGGGTACGCAAGGATTTCAAAAGGTTGTTTTTGAAAATGTGGTGGATACCCTTCCAGGGGGATTGATTCTCGATGTAAAAAAAGCGGATTATCCTGATGGATATGTACCAGAAGGTACTTTGGTAGGAAAGGACCCTGCTACAGGATTAGGTAAAGTGTTAACTGCTGTTGATGGTACTATTAAGCCAATTGGATTGACTCATCGCGCATCGGAGGTTTCTGATGGTGGAAATACGTTCGCTAATGGTGTAGTTATCAGCGGTACTGCTCGTATTAACGCATTGCCTACAGCACTACAGTCTATAGCAGCTGATATTGCGACTGCGTTGCCTAGAATCACCTTGGTTTAATTAACAGAATTTAAAACAAAACATAGTCGTACAAAATGATAAATGTACAAGAATTAGTGCCGGAATTTCGTAGAGCGGATGCACAAGCTTACGTTGAGACGTATCCATTCGATACGCTTCAATACCAAGCAGCATTTCCATTAGAATACCAGCCTACATTAAAGTGGTCGGCCATTGAAGCACAATTTGGCGCAAAAGTCATGGCGTCGGTTGTTGACTTTAATAGTCGCGCACCACGTTTCGGTCGCAATTTGCCGACCAAACTTGATGGAGATATGCCGAAGCTGGAAATCGCTCGTGATAAGGTGGAAACTGACTTCAATACTCTTCGTGACTTAGAAAACGCAGTTCGTCTATTGCCTGCTGGTCCTACTCGTAGAGAGGCTGCGCAGCGAGTAATTGACTGGCATTACGAAGATCAAGTTTTTGCTCGTAATGGTGTTGAGGCACGTCTCGAGTGGTTAGCCAAACGAATCGCGTCAACAGGTGGATATAAATTAACCCAAGTTAACAACGAGCAGGGTATTCAATCTACTGTTGATATTGATTTTGAAATCCCATCCGTAAATAAGGTAAATGCCGCCGTAGATTGGAGCAACCCAACTGCTGATATTATTGGAGATATCAAGAAAGTTAAGCGCATGGCAAAACTAGCTAATCTGCCGGAACCTAAGTTTATGTGGTGTGAGCAAGAGACAATTGAACAAGTAGCACAAAATGCAGGAGTTCAAAAGTTTGCAGCGACGTATGTTGCTAATGCATTAGGATTGCAACAAGAACCTGGATTAGTAGAAATCAATAGAGCTTTAAGTTCTAAAGGATTACCAATTTTTAAAGTTTGGGAATCGGTAATGATACAAGAATCAAAAAACGGAAATCAAACCGTTGTTTCCGGTTGGGAAAAGGGAGTTGTTACCTTCTCAGTAACTGAAAAGCTTGGCAATACACAGCATACGACCTCTGCTGATGAATATGTAAAGGCAGGTGTGGCGCAAAAGACTAAGTCTGGCATCGTATTGATCAAGACTTGGGGCGTTGAGGATCCTATTACTGTAGTAACAAAAGGAACTGCGTACACCACTCCGGTATTGAACAACGCAAAATCAATTTTCTTACTTAAAACTATCTTACCAGGTGGCTAACGAAAATAAAAACGAGAAGGCCGGAGCTGCAACTCCGGCAACTCCTTCTATAGTAGAGGGTACTCAAGATACAGATCAGGCGAAATTGGATTTAGCGCCAAAAACTTCATATGATGAAGTAGAAAAGCTTAAAGCTGACTTGGCAGATAAAGACGTCGAAATCGAAGCTTTAAAAGTGGAGCGTGAAGGCGTTGAGGTTGAAAATGAAAAGCTTAAAGCTGACTTGGCAGATAAAGACGTCGAAATCGAAGCTTTAAAAGTGGAGCGTGAAGGCGTTGAGGTTGAAAATGAAAAGCTTAAAGCTGACTTGGCTAAAGCAAGCAAACAATCGAAAGCGGTTAAATCCGGTGCACCGAAATTCGTTGTGATTAGCGCATTCCGCGGTACGCAAAAAAATGAAGGGATTTTTGAAATCGATGCTGATGTATCGCACTTTGATGCCGATCGTCTAAAAGACCTTGTTTCTCGCGAATTAGTGAAGGAGGTAAAGTAATATGACCAATAGAGAAGCGCTGGTAAGTAAAGTTGGGATTCCTGTAAGACCTAATTCCGTAACGACGGTATTGGTTGATGAGAACATCGATCCCGATGGCGAGTATTTGCCACTAGACAAAGATTGTAGGCGTGGAGTCGACCTTGCCTTAGCAGCGCTAATCTTGGTTTTATCACTCTCCCCTGATTCCGTAAAAGAATTGGATTATCAAATCACCTCGCGCAGTATTGAAGGTTTATTGAAGATTCGTAAGGGCTTGCTGAAAAAATGGGGCATAGAAGATGATATGGACAATTCGGCAACAATTAATAGTGTATCAGATTTATGGTAATAGGAGAGCAATATCCAGATAAAATAGTTTTCGAAAACCAAAGTGGAGAAACGGAGGAGCTTGAGTGCAGATTCCGGCCAGCTGAAGGGGTGGTTTTTCGACAACGACGAGACGGGACGGATGTCCAAGTTTCATTTGATATTGCATTCCCCTATGGAACACCATCGATATTGTTGGGCACAACATTTAACGCGCATAATGAGCGAGGAGAAGTTTTTGTATACCAGCAAGAACTGCTCTCTTTCCATGTCGGAGCATTTCATTGTTTAGGTAGTTGCTAAAGTTTAAAGATTATGAATATATGCTTACAAATCACAACGGATATGAATTCCTTGATGAAGGACATAGAAAGGGAGATTGAGGCGGAAACAATTAAGCATCTGTCTGCTGTGCTTGAAAGAGGCGTTGAATTGGTTCGTAACAAAATTACCAATGAAAAGGCATACCAAGATCACACTGGAAACTTAAGGAGTTCTACCGGCTTTATTATTGTTAAGGATGGCAAAGTAGTACATCAGAGCTTTAAAGAAAGTCCAGTAGGAACCGATAGGCAAACGGGATTGAAAAACGGCTTGAAAGCAGCGTTAGATGTGATGAGAGAATCTACAGGGTGGGGAGTTGTGCTAGTTTCCGGTATGGAGTATGCAAGCTGGGTTCAATCAAGAGGTTATGACGTTCTAAAAGGTGCTTATCTAGGGCTTGATAAAGCACTGAGGCAAGCGTTTAATGAAATCGGTACAATTGAGTAAAAGATGTTAGACAAAACCTTAAAAACTGCCGTTGGGGCAATGGGAGACATTAAGAGCGTGTTGGAATTAGCTGATGTTGTAACCAACACTTCAATGACGGGGGAGATTAGGCTTTTAAGCCAAAAGCTTAATTCGGAGAAAGAGGATATAATTGTCAATACTATTGTTTCTAATGCTGAGCAGGTAACTGAAGGCGTGTTCAATATCAATATCCATGTTCCAAACTTTAAAAACCAATCCACGGGAGTACCTAATGCTGTAGACAATACACAGCCAAACATTGCTAGGATGGAAGAAATTGGCTCGTATGTTATGAAAGTGGTGGATGGGTTCAGAGGCTTTGATTTCATTATTCATCTTGATTCGGGTGGGGAGGTTATTCCCAATGGCAACAAATGGTATTACAATATCGTAGTTCGATATTTCTACTTACGTAAGGATAAAAAATAACAGAATAATTCACGGCCTATGGCCACAAATCAAAAATATTATGGCAGCAGTAACAGGTGTCGAAAGTATTGAGCTAGCTCCAATAGGGTTAAACGGGGCTATGCCAACCACCGGTTGGAAAAAGATTGTTGATATCGAGATGGATTCGGTAACGATGACGATCCCACCTTTGGAAAAGGTTAGAATTAGAGTTGAGGATAAAGCAGGAGTTCGGTGGGTGTTACCTGGCGAAACTGATCCGCCGACATTTGCGGCGAATTCGCTTGACTTATCAATTGATAATGCTAATCTATTGTTTAAAGGCGAAGTAACGTCTAGCGCAACAGAGTTCAAAGCACCTACCGAAGATAAGATACATTCGTTGGCAATTAGATTTACCTCCAAAGAATTTGAAGGTAAGAAGTTTGTTTTAGAAATTCCGGTAGCAGCAATTTCTGCGGGTATCGTTAACAATTTTACAAAATCAGGATTTGTTGCTTTAAGCTTTTCAGGGGAAGCAACTACGCCGTCGGATGCTGCAGGGAAGGCCGTTTCGCCGTATGGCTTCAAATTCGTTGATGCTGCGATTCCTGAAGGATAGAAACTGATTGTTAAATCATAAGCCTGAAAGCCGAAGGTTAGGCGGTTAGTAGGGCTTTTTAATCCTAACTATATGATTACAAAAACAAATGAAACGACAAATCCAGTCGGCAAAGAGGTCGTTGAAACAGTTACTGGAGCAAAGAAATTCATAAAAAAGGTTCGAATTACATACCGTTCAAAATGGCAACGGGTATTGTCGACCTTGTTTATCCTTCCTAAATACAAGAAGCTTTATCTTTCGGACCCGACGCCTGGTACCGTCTATCGGTTGTTAGGTAGTTTGATTGATCTAAAGGTCAAGACAGATAAAGGAGACACGAACGATTTAAGCGTCTATAAAATAATCAGAACCAACATTTTTTTGCTTATTGAATTCGCGGCATTAGGAGTGCGCAATAAGCCGTCAGACCCGCCAGAATGGCTTTATGATGCATTGAATTATCAGTTTAGCGCGAAGGAACTAGAGGCTTTAATTTATGACATCTACCGGAGGTTAGATGTTGAAACTTTTTTCGGCATTACAACATCTCTCAGAGTAGTTCAGGATCTAAACATTACCCTGGATCCCGAAGTCCCTGGGCCTTCATCGGAAACGTCTGCAAATACTACGGATGGAACGAGTATACAGTAAAATGGAAAATGTCATGGCGAAACCTCCTTATGTATAATGCGGTAATTCCCGATATGGATTCAAGCGAAGGAGGTTCAGCATGGGGTAGTAACAATTCAAAATCAGTTAGCAGTTCTATTTCTTTGTTTGATATAGGCAAGAGGTTGTCAGAAGGAAAAGGAGTTTAGTATGAAGGGATGGGGCACGGCATTAATCAAGGACGTTAAGTCTCGCGGCTACGTAGAGGTTAATAGCGTGCTGTACCCGCCTAATTCTGCTCAGGCTTTATCTGTGACCACAAAACCAAAAAAGCGTACCAAAACGCTTAAAACTGGATGTGTAGACGATACACGAAATATTAAAAACAAAGAAAAATACAACGATCCTTTTATTCAGTTCGTAAAGCAGGAGCTAGGCATTGAGCTATGGCCCGAGTTTTACTTTTGTACAGATAGGCAGTTCCGTATAGATTATGCAATACCTGAATTTAAAATAGCAATTGAGCAGGAGGGAGGTATCTATATGAAAGGTAATAGCGGTCATTCTTCCGGCACCGGCATTGCACGTGATATGGAAAAGAATAACCTTCTTGTATCGAAGGGATGGAGGTTGATTAGACGACAGCCCTGTGAGATGTTGACTATAGAGACCTTATTATTTGTTAAGGAACTATTAAGTTGAAAAATGAATTTTGCTATATTTGAATTATAATCAAAATACTTTATTATGAGATTCCTCTTTTTTTCGATGCTTTTAATTTTTTTAATGACGTCGTGCAGCAAGTCAAATGATCAAAAAGCTAAGGAGCTTATTATGACATTTCTGAAAGAAAACACTAACGACCCAAGTTCTTATGAATCAGTTGAATTTGGTAATCTTGATAGTGTGAAATCACTTATTCTTGCTAATCATGAATATCAAATCCTTAGTGAAGAATTGAAAGGAGAAACTAATACAGAACTAAGGAATTATATAATTGAAGAAATGAATGAAATGTTATCACGCGAGGATTCATACGGATCAGGCTTCTCTATGGAGCATAAGTATCGTAGTAAAAATTCATTTGGGGCACTAATTTTAAATAATCATACCTTTTATATTGATAGCACCTTTACTCGTGTTGTAGGGGTAGATGAGTAACGCTTTAGGCTAAAATCTAATTCTTTAGATCAAAACAAAAGCCCTACAATTTAGTGTAGGGCTTTTTATTTCTAATTTGATTGATACTAGTAACAAAATATCAAGATCAAAAATGGTACTAATGCAAGAAACTGAAATAATACTAAAAATAGATTATACTTTACGATCATCGAACGTTTTTCTTTTTTTGGCTTTGCTCGTAATTCTTTAAGGTGAAGATCATAATAATCTCTATCAACCTTAATAAAGAACGACCGAACATATGCAACAAGTATGGTACTGACGAAACAAACGAACATTACAGTTGGCCCACCATGTTCAGCATAATCAGGATATAGTTTTATTAAGATTATACATAGTAACACATTCAAAGCTATTCCCCACCTTAATGTGCTTAGCAATGATGCATAGAATCTAGAAAGCTCAAGTATGTAATCGTCATTGCTCTTATACTCACGGAGATAATCGAATGATAGCGAAAAAGCAAAAATAGACTGGAGTTTATTCATACGTAAAGTTAAAAAATTATCTAGATTTAAAGTCGATTAATACCGAATCATCGACATTATCACTAGCTATTCCAAATACCATGGAGCCTACACCTAAAAGTACGCTGCCGCCTACTCCAATTACGGTACCAACTCCAGGAACAAGGGTGATTACGCTAAGTGTGAAGGAAACTCCAGATAAAACATCTCTTGTTGTAATATTTCCATCCGAGATTGCGGTCATGAGCTTGTAACCGCTAAATGCAGTACCGATGTAACCCAAAGTACGAATGGATTTTCCGAGAGCCTTGACTTGAGGTCCATCCATGGAATTTACAATAAGATTGATTCTTTCAGTCAAGTAGTTGGCAACTGTCATGCCGCTATTTACGGCTTGACTATCCAACCATGATTCTGGTTTGTATACCCGAAATGAATTTTGCTGTTTTAACCAATTTAAGAACCCATGACCATTCATTAGCATCCACTCGTCGCAAGTCAAGTAAGGCGGTTTGAGTGGATCTTTACAATCGTTCTGATTATCATCATCTGAAATATCGTGTAGATTAAAGATCTCGTTACTGCCGTAGCCGACTGAATATGTTGAGTTAATTCCTCCTCCTATACTGTGAAAGTTGAAACCTGTTCGCGGAACATTCCATGGTACTTCTCTTGTAACAACTACTGTTTTAATCTTAACTGGTGAATTTGGATCTCCAAAACCCCATTGTCCAACATTAAAAAGTTTGACTTGTACATAATCAATTGCCTGGGTAACGGTTGTGATTTTTTCGGCATCAGCGTCTGGAATCTCGATATCAAACTCACCTTCAAGTGCAACGATTAACTCGTAAAGAGCAAGAGAATCCATTCCTAGGTCATTTACGAACGAGGCATCGCCTACTACCATATATTCTGGAACGGCAGCAACTTCTGCGATAATTTCTACAATCCTTGCGTTTACTGGTTTTTCATTGGGATCACCCGAATTATTTGGGTCATTTGGATTAAAAGGGGTGTTCGGATTGTTCGGGTCCCCAGAACTTGCGTAAGTTCTTTGCTCTACGGCTTCGCTTTCATTTTGAGAGACACCTTCTTGTTTTTGTTTTTTAGACATAAATTTAATAATTACTTGTTTATACTAATATATTTAGCAAATATATGTATAATGAGATTAGTAATCCAAAGGGGTTACTTTTTATTTTATAATTGATTAGTTCTTAGTGAAATATTTTTTGTGACGAATAATTGAATAATGAGACTTCACTTAAATATGTCCCGTGCATACGGGAAACCGTAAGGTTATGATGTTAAAGCTGTTATCTTTATGTTTTTAATCAATAATAAATTATTTTTCTATGAATTTTAAGAAGACAGCAGCTGCTTATAAACTGCAGCCTTACACAGGGACCATTACTATTGGTAAAAAGAGCTACAATTTCAAGAATAACTCTGACGTTTTTAAAATGCTATATGATGATAAAAACGTAAAAGAGATAAAGTATGGAGGACGTACTTTTAAAACAACATCAGAAGCTAGTTATGAGTTCACAGAGGTTATATTTCAAGGTGTATTCTCTAAAAGAGAGGGGAATGTTACCTACTACTGGATTAATATCTATGATATCTATGCTTTAAACGGAAGATCAATTGCAGATGTTAAACCAATTGTATATGAGTACGAATCAGTCGATGGTGATTTGCCGCATTTTGAAGAATTAGTATCGGTACATGAAGCGTTGGACGCATCGAATTATATTACTGACTATGTAATATTAGAAGATAAAATCGTCCCGAAATCTGAGTCTTTAATTGAATCAACTGCGAATCTTAGAACAGTATCAGTCACAAAGGTGAGCTGTAATGCAAATGATGAATTCTATAATGTTATTGGATCTACGAAAGACCCTCTGCCGGGAGAGGAAACGAGCTGGGTCGCAACCTGGGAAGCTGAATACCAAGCAGCGACAGGATGTGAGGCCAATGGCAGTTCGCAACATGCCGTCCGCAAGGATTTGGTTGGTGGACATGTTACTTTTAATAGTAGTCCGGCAAGTTGGTTGGTTCCTAAGGGGGGACAATGTTATTTGACGCCGATTTGTAGATCTCACAATGCTGATAGGAATAATACTAACCCCGCAAAAACGCCAATGAAATCAGTTCATACACAGGAGTTTTTGCATTTGGTTAAATATTTCTATTAGGATTAGCATTAGTATGAGCCTTGCAGATGATGCAAGGCTTGTTTCTACTTTCTAGATCTGCATTTTTTAATTATGTGCAATGGGCACTTGCACACATTACTTATGGAGCTGAGGCTAAAAAATACAAAAAAGCGAAACGAAAGTATTTATGAAAAAAAAACAAAAATATAGGAGTAGAATAATGTAGATTAGTTTTTGATTTTCTGATACTATCCTTGTTTGAATGATGATAATCTTGCAATTAAGACGAAACTCGTCGTGCGATAAATAATCCTCTTATCTCGATGCCTGGGAAACGTTCTGTGATAATTCTTTTCGCGGCTTGATAATGGGTGCCTTTCGTTAGGACATCATCTACAAGGATTATTTTCCTTCTAATATTATTAGTTTGGGTCTCGTCAATTTGATAGTTTTGATATATTTCTTCGATTGTAGGTCTAGGTCCTTCGGTACTATGATGACTAGGAACTCTATCCTCAATAGTATAAATTAATTCCCTTACATCACAATTATCGAAAGTCAACTTTAAACCTATTAAAATTTGAAGTGTCCTATCATCATACATTTCATTCCTTTTGGTTTTGGATGGAGGAATAGGAACTAGTGTATATTCTCCAATGTCTTGTGTATGTTGAAATAGGTTAACTAATTCTACCTGACATTGTTCAATGGCAATAAGTTTGTACTTCCATTCTGGAGACTCCTTTCGATCTACTGTTTTCTTAAGATTGTGAATGAGAGAATAAATAGGATTATTTCTATTTACCTGGGGATCACCTGATGGATACTCTGCAAAATAATAACAATTATCATTTACAGTAAGGTAGGCATGATCATAAATTGTCAATTCATCAATCTTTTTCAATATCATCCTTAGGTAAGTTGATTAAAACATCTGAAAAATCTCGTACTCTAATTGCACCCTTTTTCTCGTAATATGCTGGCCAAGTGATGTTTTTATTTTCAAAACAACTATTAAGGATAAACAGCTTTCTTCCTTGCTGTAGCGCAGCTCTAGCTTGTACTAGTGTTCCCGAGGTTTCACCAGCTTCGATAATAATGGTTGCTTCAGTAATAGCTGACATTGTTTTGTTCCTTTCAGGGAAAAACAAACTATTAGCTTTGTAATGTTGGTTCTTATATTTTATAAAAGGGACCTGTGTAATTAGAAGGTGATTCTGTGCAATAAAATCTTGTAAAGCTGCATTCTCTTTTGGATAAACCGTATTAAGCGGAGTACCGATTACCGCAATTGTCTTACCATTATGTTTTATTGCTGTGTTATGGGCAACAGTATCAATTCCTGATGCCAACCCAGAAACTATAGTAAATCCGTTCTCGATTAGAAGTTTTGCCATCTTTTCTGCACGTAACTTACCTTCAATAGTCGGGTTTCTCGTACCAACAATTGCAACTGATTTTGTATATATTAAATCTAGATTCCCTGCATAATATAGTAATTCAACAGGTTCTCTTGCATCTCTTAACTTACTGGGATAATTGAAACTACCATTTATTAATAAGTTGGGTCTATAGTGGTTTTCACTACGAAGTTTCGAAATAATTGCTATAATTTTTTCTTTGTTCTCAAAAAAACGGGATTCATTTTCTTGGGTTAAGAAGTCACTGGGGAGTCCTCCGGGATTGTTTTTAAAAATTTCGGCAATTCTTTTAAATGAAGCTTTTTCACTCTCCCATAGAGTTTCATAAGCAGCAATCTCCTCAATCGGGCTTATCATGGGCGTATTAAAAAGGATCATTATTTATAGAGATTATTTTATTATGACAAATACACATACAGTATAGCATAAATATACCGAAAAAAAAATACAGTTCAAAATTAGAAATTCTAAAAAATCTAGTTTATACAATAAACTAAATTTTGTTTTTTCACTTTTTGTATTACCGTCAATAATATAGTTAATAAACATTTTGATTTATATAAATTTTAAAGTATTTTCCATATTAAAAATAACCGCCTTATGAATTATAAAGATTATATCGTTAAAACTACGCTTGAAGCTTTAGAGAAGGATTTACATTACAAGGATTTTCTAGAAAAGTATAACTCTAATAGTTTCAAGTCGGACGTTGATCGGAGGTTGTTTGAGGCATTGAATTCGGTGGAAAAGTCACCATTTATTTACAAATATTTTGGAATTGAATTTGGCAAGAAAAATCTCATAGATTCAACTTTGTATTTGTCAAATCCTTTGAGCTTTAATGATATCAAGGACTGTAATGTAAATCTCATTACGATTGGAGAAACATATTTACAGAAGCTGTTTGATCAAGAACTGAAGAATTATTCCCTGTATGATAGAAACAAGTTACGAGCAGGGTACAAAACGAAAGAATTTAGAAGGAAATTTGAAGCAGATGTAATAGAAAAGTTAAATAAAGATTTAATTCCCGAGATTGGAATTTCATGCTTTACCTACTCGAATAATAATGAACTAATGTGGAGTCACTATGCACAAAAACATGAAGGAGTCTGCATTGAATATTCATTTAGTGGGTTGATAGTCTTTTTTAGTAAATTACGGAAAGGAAATGCATTTCTCAAAGTTAGTTATTCTAATAGTTTGTCTAAAATTGTTATTCCTGATGAGAATTTAATTAATAGTAAGATGGCAGAATGGATAAGTCTTAAAGAAAGCCATTGGTCGTATGAAGAGGAATTAAGATTATTTAATTATCCAATAAAAAATCGGGTTATAAAAATTCCCGAAGCAGTAATTACAGCAGTATATTTAGGATCAAAAATTAAGGAAAGTCATCAAATTGAAATAATCAAACACGTAAAAGAAAATATACCATTTGCAAAAATCTATAAAATGCAGTTAAATGAAGAGTTCAAATTAATTCCATATGAGGTGATAATTTAAATTAACCGTGGAGTGTCTGGGAAACAACCCCACGGTACAACCAATTATAAACCTAAATTATGAAAAGATCAAAAAATAGGCAGCTTACCTGCCAGCATAGAGTTTAACCCTGACGCCAATCTATTCTCTCAAGTCAACTAGCACCCTACGTGTTGTGGAAAAACTTGGAATCGAACCAAGGCACACGGATTTTTAGTCCGCTGCTCTACCCTGTGAGCTACATTTCCAATTTACCCGTCTTTCCGTGCTGTCCGGCACCTGTTTTGGTGGTTTCCTTTAGCATCAGTGGAGTGAACTGGAATCGAACCAGTGTTTCAAAATCAGCCCTTTTGCCCCCTGCTTTTGCGTCCTAACCCCTAGACGATCACCCCAGTCACGCTTTTTTGTTGTCGTACAAAAAACGGATCTTCTGATAAAAAAACGGACACTTTCCAACGTTAACGTGTTTCAAAATACCAATCCATTTACACGGATGCGTCTAGTGCATCAAACTTCATTTTCTACTCCATTTCCAACTCGGACAGAAAATAACAAACAGATTACAGTGGTGGAGCGAGTAGGATTCGAACCTACTTGACGGTGTCACGATTTCGAATACTCTACACATCGCTGTTTCCGTGCACCCAGTGCTTACACCCCGTTTTTCCGATTCAGATCAGGAATCGTTTTCTACCGCATATACTGACTAGATTTTTCTAAATCCACGAAAAACTTAAAATATCACGGTAATAAATTCGAACTCGACTTATCATCTAGTAATACTTCTGTGAACAGAGCAGGATTCGAACCTGCATAGATGTAGTTTTGTCATATGCCTTACTAAGGTGCTTACAAAATCTCCACGGATAGCTCTACATCCTTTCCGTTTATCAGCGTCTACCAATTCCGCCATCTGTTCAATTAAGCAAGGGCAGGACTTGATACCTGCATGAGTTTTTGTTACTGGAGAATATTAGCCTGCGCTTGCAAGCATATAGCTCAATCTCCCTAGGGTGCGTCTAATTCCGCCACCTTGCTATATTTTAACAAACAACACCTCTGGGCAATCAGGACTTATGAGGCCCTCGTATCAGAATTTTGACACCCTTCTTGCTTATACTTAACTCAACCCAACTCGTAGGTAGTGTTGTTTATTTGACAGGACCGTTCATTCCTGTCAATATGATAATCCCAACCGACTACGTGTCGTCAATCTTCGCGAATATTGGGGATGCCAATGAACTATTATGATGCAATTATAAATACAAATTTTAAGTAATCCAAATGGATTATAAAATTTTTTGTAATGTGTTGGTTTACGGAATTTGAAAATTTATTTAAAAATAGGCTTGAAGTACCTTTGAAGCTATATGGCGGAGGTTAAATTTAAGTTTATTGGTGATGATTCTGAGCTTAGGAAAAAGCTTGCGAATCTTGCTAAAATTCAGTCAGAGATGACTGAAAAATTTAGCGCCGACATGAGTAAATCTCTAACGTCCGGGGCAAATTCTATTGATAATAAAGCGCAGGCGGTAAGTGTTGATGATGTAAGAGCTGCAACGGTAAGACTAAAGGATGCTCAGCTTGCCAATATCGAGGCGTTAAGACAAGCTCGAATAGAAGCTGCTAAACAAAAGCAAGAGCAAGCAGAGCTGAATAATAAGTTTGCTCAAGGAAAAATTGATGCGCAGGAATACGCTTTAGCACAAAAAAAGATTACCACTGAACAAAAAGAGCAAGCTAGACAGGCTCGCGAGCTGAAAAAACAATTAGCAGATGGCAGTGAATACGGTAAGCTTGCGCGTGCGTTGAACAATGTTCGTAAAGAGACTAAGGATGTCCTTGCCGAGATGTTTCGAATGGAGCGCCAAGGCCACGCCAATACGCTTGGATATGAAGCTTTACGCAAGAAGTCTGAAGCACTCACCAAGCAAACTCTATACCTAGACAACGGCATAAAACGTATTGATGCTACCCTTGGCCAGCACCAGCGTAATGTAGGTAATTATGCTGGGGCACTAGAAACTGTGGTTCCAATAATTGGCCGGGTAAATAGTCAACTGGCTGACTTAGGGGTTTCATTAGATGATTTAGCAAATAAGCCAGGGGCGATTAAGGAGGTCGGGACTTCGTTTATGGCTATGGGTAATGCCATTCTTTCATTTGTGCTTACTCCTGTTGGATTACTTATTACAGCGATAACAGCCTTTTACATGTTGTTTAAAGGGAATAAGCAAACGGTTATAGATTTCAATAATGGCTTACTTAACGTAGGAAAAACAACTGGATTAGCAGGAGTAGAACTGCAAGGCTTGTCTGACAGTATAATAAAGCTGTCGCGCTCCCTAAAAACAGTATCAACGGATAAGTTACTTGAATACGCGACAGTTGCTGGTCAACTTGGTGTGAAAGGGTCTGCTAATATACTGGCCTTCAGCGAGGCTCTAGCTAAACTGGAGACTGCATCGGATATTAGCGGGGAGCAAGGAGGAGCAGAGATCGCTAGGATGCTTACTTTGGTTGATGGCGGGGTCCAAAATGTAAAAGCATTTGGTGATGAGATTGTTAATCTCGGAAATAATTTTGCCGCATCCGAAAAAGAAATACTTGGTAATGCCGAGGCGATTTCCCAAAACGTTGGTCTCTATCGCATGGGTAGGCAAGACGTTCTTGCTTACGCAACAGCTACGAAGGCCCTTGGTATTGAGGCTGAGGTTGTCGGGTCTACCTTTCAAAAAACGTTAGGATCCTTCGAGAAGTCCATCCGCTCGGGGAAAGGTCTGGGTGATATATTAAAGGTTGTGGGGGGGAATGCTGCTGATTTGCAAAAGAGGTTCCGAGAGAATGCAAGTGGTGTATTCCAGGACTATGTAAAAGGATTAAATGCAATACATAAAGCAGGTGGTAGCGTAAATGCTCAAATGGAGCAAAACGGCATAACCGATATTCGTCAACGTCGTGTTATCGGGACCCTTGCGGCTGGATATGATACGCTCGCTCGGGCTATGGATACTGCAAAAGATGCATCAGGTGCTATGCAAGAAGAATTTGAAACAGCTTCTGGTAAGTTGGTTAATCAAACGGAACGTATCGGGATTGCGTGGGATAATCTTGTGCTTAGTATTGAAAACGGCAGTGGAGCTATAGGAAAATCGACTGTAGCTATCGTGGATATGTTCGCAACTATTCTCGAAAGTATAACAAACGTAACTACATCACAATCTTTTAGAGAGTTCTTTTCACGTTTTGGTGAGTTCTCTGGTGACAAATTCTCTCGTGAGATTAGCAAATCTATGGGAGATATTGAAAAACTAAAAAATGAAGGTGAGGTAAAGCCGAAAACCAGTCTTACATCATATCGGGATATGAAGGACTTTTTAAGAGCGTCCGCAAGTGAACAAGAGAGGATGTTGGCCGCACAAGAGGAAGCATATAAGTTAAGATTGCGCGAATACAACAGCAATAAGTCGAAAAGTAATCTTGATGAACTTAATTTTCAAGCCGAATTAAGAGCAAAAATGCTGGCAAAAGTTAGTAAACCTACGCTTACGCCAGGTAAAAATACCATCGCTGAATATGAATCCGAAAAAGACCGTTTAAAAAGAGAGAGAGCCGAGCAAGCGGCGGCCCGCAAAAGCCAGCAGTTAGCCGAACAAAGAAGACAAGCAACAGAACGCCAACGCGCGCTGCAACTTTCTATTGATCAGATCAACGAACAGTCATTGCGTCAGCAGCTGTCTAAGGACGAACAGGAGGTAGCTTCTATAAAAGATAAATACAATAAAATCCGGGAGGAAACTCGGAAGTTTTACGCGGATCCGAAGAATTCAGGTTTGAAAGTAGATACTTCAGGGCTTATACAAGCCGAAAAATTCGAATTGTCAGAGCACAAGACGAGAAAAGATACAGATGTATTAGTTAAGGATCTGGCTGAACAAAAGAAACTTCTTGATGAGTACAATTCCTACATGGCTGCGACAAGCAAGGGAGAGGCTGACAAACGATATAAGGACCAATTGTCTGTTGTAGAGAATTATCGAAAAAACCTCATGGCCGAGTTAATGGAGATCGCTTCGCTTGAACAATCTGCAAGTAACAGTGGCTTTACCGGTTCTGATGTGAAATTGACCCAAGCGCAACAGGAGAGAGTTAAAGTTTTAAAAGAGTTGTTGGACAACCACGATAAGGAGGTGCGAGCTAAACAAGACGCAGAGTATATAGCAGCATTGCAACTTGCTCAAGATTTTAATGAGGAAAGATTAAAGATCGAGAAAAAATATCAAGAAGCTCGTGCTTCACTTGGAAAAACTATTACTCCCGAGGAAGATAAGGAGCTAACCCGCAAAGAAAATAAAGAAAAATCAAAATTAGCAGTTGATCAGTTACAAGAGTCTGATGCATGGGCTAATCTATTTTCAGATTTAGATAATAAAACTGTCAAACAAATTGAAACACTGATAGCGGAAATTGAAAGGCAATTCGATGACCTTTCAGTTAATTTTGACCCTATCGACCTTGCTGCAACTCGGAAAAAGCTTCAAGAAGCGAAAGATATTATTATAGATACAAATCCATTCAAAGCTGTCGGAGTATCATTACAGGGCATTTTCAAAGGGGCTTCTGATGACAGCGCAGAAAGTGCTGAGAAAATTAGACAGCACTGGACAAATCTTTCTAAGGCGACAAATAAAAGTTTTGCATTTATCGAAAACGCTGTTAATTCCGCTGAATTTTTAGGTGACGCTCTGGGTGAGACTGGGAAAACAGCTATGTCGGTGCTATCAGGGGTTGCGATGACCGCTACAGCAGTTGCAACAGCAATAAAAAGCGCGGAAAAAGCAAGTGTTGTACTGGCTATTATACAAGCTGCATTGGTTGCCTTGCAGGCTGTTTTTAGTTTTATTGACAGGGCCGCAAAACGCCGCAATGAAGAGTTGAAAAGAGAGCAAGAATACTATAAAATACTTTCTGATACATTCGATATTCTTATTGATAAACAAAAACAGTTGTTTTCAGAGAAAAATGGTAAAGGTGCATTAAAAGCTTATCAAGACGCAATGGATTTAGTCGGTTCAAAGCAAGTGGCAAACCGAAAAGGTTTAGAAGCTTGGTTCGCACAAGGCGCTAGCTGGAAGAGTCATTCCAATTGGTATAATTATGATAAGGAGTTAGGTAATGTCCTTAGCAGGCAAAAGTTGCTCAATATGAGTGGTTATGAATGGGAGGATTTACTTAGAAAGCAACCCGAATTATGGGCAAGACTGCCAGAAGAGGTAAGATCCTATGCGCAAGCCGTCATTGACGCAAAGGGTGAAACGGATGATCTTAAAAAAGCTATTCAAGAAGCATTAACAGGAGTTTCTCTCGATGATTTAAGAAACGAATTTGGAAATCTAGCTTCTATGGCCGACTTGACTTTTGAGGACATATCATCTTCATTTTATAAACACATGCAGAAAGCCGTATTGAGGATGATTCAAGATGAAAAATTCTCCTCTGATATGAAGGAATGGTATAATAATTTTATCGCAGCAACCGAAGATGAAAACCTTACTCAAGCTGAAGCTGATCTTTTAAAACAACAATACCAATCGATAGCAGATGCACAAAATGCGAGGTACCAAAGTATCATGGAGGTGATAGGAGCACCAGTAGAGTCCTCGTCTAAAACACTTTCCAAAGGCATAGCCGGCATAACCGAAACCACAGCCAACCGATTGGAAGCGGAGTTTGGTGGATTGAGATTGGCGCAATTAGAGCTGTTACAGGTTACCAAAGGGCATGGTATTACGTTAAGCCAACAGCTAAGCGTGGCTACAAACCAACTTGCTGAGCTGGTCGCAATCCAAAATAATACTTATAGAACAGCGAATAATACAGAGCGATTAGCGGCAATTGAGGGCACGCTTGTCTCTATGAATAACAAGATGTCTAATTCAGATGCGCAGAGAAGGGGCGCGGGTTTATAAACATGAGCGCATACAGAATAAATGGAATAGATCCCGAGATTACATACGGGTTAACAATCGAAAAGGGATTCAATGCCTCTGTTCGGGCTATGCCGGAGCTAAAGGATAACGGTCTGTCTATCGATTGGGCGGACGATAACGGTGTCGACAGGTATCACGGAATCCGAAAGTTTGCAAGCAAATCTTATCAGGTACAGTGCGTAATTATCGCGACCTCGGCCGCTGACCTACTGACAAAATACAACGCTTTAGAAACGTTCCTGCTAACAACAGGATTGTTCAATTTGGACGATTTAAACGCAGGTAGACGGTATAAGGTGTTTTATAATAAAATGACTAGCCTTACGACAAGCATTACTTGGGCGCGCTTTACTCTAGAATTAATAGACGATTTTCCAACCGATAAATTCCCGATTGTGTAATGATATACGATATTAAGAGAGGTAATACGGTAGTTTGGAGCGGAAAGCCCACAGGGAAGCAGTATAAGGTGATTATGCAGGAGGACCGTGTTGAGATTATGATCAATACGGTTAGCGCACTGTCTCTGAAAAAAGGCGATACTATTACAGTATTTGGCCAGTTGTACAAGCTGAACCGCCCTGAGAACATATCTAAGGTTAATACGCAGGTTGGTTACAGATATAACATCGAGTTTGAAGCGCAATACTACGATTTGGGCAAGTGGACGCTATACACCTTGGATCGTGTTAATGCGCTTACAGACCCTAGCGTTTACCTTATGGGTAATGCGGCAGCTATATTGGGTTTGCTGGTACAAAATGCCAACCGCGCCGATAGTGGCTGGTCTCTTGGTGTGGTGGATGAAACAGACGTTATTCAGTGGACGTTTTCGGGAGCCAAACTTTTGACGGTGCTACAGGATGTGGCGGATCAAACCAATCTAGAATTTTGGGTTGATGGGAAAGTAATTAACCTTACCCGTCGGCAGCCTGAAACAGGCGTTACCTTGGAATATGGCAAAGGCAAAGGATTGTACGAACTGCACCGCACAAGACGTGACAACCCGATCGTAACCCATCTAACGGTACTTGGAGGGGTACAAAATATCCCAAATGACTACGGCTTTCGTAATATTCAGCCTACCGGTGGAAATCCTCGTGTTAATCCAGGGTATGTTGCTGGCATGGATCGCGTGGAGTCGGTTGTTGAGTTTGGGAACGTTTACCCTCGGTTAGAAGCTAAGGTGACAGCGGTACCAGGGATTAATGTAATTCGGTCTACGGATATTGATTTTGACTTATCCAACAACCTGCTCAACAGTGGAGCATCTGCGCAGATAGCGTTCACGAGTGGTCAGTTAGCGGGCTTTGTCTTTACTATAAATGCGTCAGGCTACGACCACGCTACGCGTCAAGTCACGTTTAACAAGATTGAAAACGATACCGCCTATCCAGGTGGAGTGCCAAGTTCGGTGCTCAAGCCTGCAATTGGGGATAGCTTTGTATTTCTTAATATCTCCATGCCGGCTTCTTATGTCACGACAGCTGAGGCAAGAGTAAAGGAGCTCGCGGATCAGTATTTTGCAGAGGAAGGAATCGAACAGTATGATTGGACAGGCAAACTGACACCCAAGTTTTTGTTAGAAAACGACTTGGAGGTGGTTTTGGGTGGCCTCATTACTTTAAGAGCTAGCGATATTGGTTTTAACGGAAAGATACGTATCGCTTCCTTCCAGCGTGATATCCAACAAGAGTACTTATACGACTTTACGTTGTCGAACCTTATAACGATTAGCTCGATCGTCCGCCAGGCAAATTATTCCGATAGGCTATCGGGATTCTTTAATGCATCGACCTCCGGTGGACAAGGTAGCGCGTCGCAGGATTTGTTTGATGTGACTAAGCGGGGCAATGTAACCCCGTTGCCAGCAACATTCCGAGGTACCCACAACACCCACTTACTCGGTATCCCCACAACTCCACCTCCTGCAGGAGAGATGAAGAGCGACATGGCTTACATATCGTATAGCCAAACAGCAGCTGGGGGAGTAGATCCGGAGCCGGGAATGGACTTCTACATCAAGCAGGCGCAGGATGCCGATTTATCCAATATACAGAATGGTCAACTTGTCTACTGGGATTCTACTGTAGGGAAATTCAGAGGAAGAAACGAGCAGAGCCTTGCCGCTTATGCAACAATGTCCTGGGTATTAACACAGGGCTACATTACCCAAGGCGCAGCAGATAGTAGATATCTATCGATAAACCACCCTGCTAGTGGTGTAACAACGTCTTTGATAAATAACTGGAATGCAGCTTACGCAGATCGTCATACGCATGCAAACAAATCGGTACTGGATGGTATTACCTCCGGCTTAGTCGATAATTGGAATGCAGCGTATGTGCATAGTGGTGTATCGGGCAACCCCCACAACACACAGTTCTCACAACTCCTAGCTAAACCTACAACATTGGGAGGGTATGGGATAACGGATGCAGTGGATTTGTTTAGCGCGCAGATTATTAGCGGAAGGAAAACCTTTACAGGAGGAAGTAGTAATGCATGGAATCAAACTGCTTTAGAAATTCAGGGTAATGGAACAACATCGAAGTATCCTGGTATTGCATTTCATCAGCCGGGAATCGAGGCTAGAGTGCTAAACATGCGTCATGATGCTCACATGTACCTAGATGATTGGCGTATCTACGATACTAGGGACTTTACAGTCGGTGTTAACGCCACTCCTTATACTGTGGTTCAGAGAGATGGTAGTGGTTACATACATGCTCAATACATAAGTCTACAACTGACGAAAGCTGGCTTTAATCCCGCGCCAATCAATGGACTATTGGGTTTTAATAATGTAAACGGAGATGAATATGCTTATCAGTTTTCACAATCTGCTGTCAACCAATTCTTAGGTATGCCAGCTGGTGGAGATACGCTTCAGAGTGTGACAAACAGGGGAAGCTTTACAACAAGTTTTGTAAAATTTGGCGGCTTGTCAAACATAGTTAACGGGGATGGAATTGAATTTTTCTTTGACACATCAAGCAATACGGGTGTAATACAAGCATATGGAAGGGGTACAAGTAATGCTTACCAACAGTTAGTTATTGGCGCATCTGTACTAACCTTAAGTTCTCCTCTTATCAGCGCTTCAGGCAAAATAACCTGTCCTGTAATCGAACCGTCAGCCTTTATACTTCCAACGGCTCCACCGAGCAACCCCGAAACAGGTAAATGGTACTTATACATAACGACTAACTAAGATGGCAGCACCAGGATATCTATACACACATAAACTACCTGCCTTTAGCTTAAGCGAGGCAGAGAAACGGGTGCTACTTACTTCCTCTAGCGAAACAGTAGAAACGTTGAAATCTAGGTTCTACTTGGATGGGTTCATACGTGCTCGGAAAGATGGAGAATTGAAATGGGCGGGTTTCTGTATTGTAGGATCTGTGAACTACTACATGCATAATACAGCTCGCCATGGCTATATGCGAGCTAAGCACAACGGACAGGATATAGTTGTGTTCTGGGATGCAGGGCTGAATACGTTAGGGAGAAATGTAATATCAGACTTGAAATCAGATTTATTGTTTCGCGGAGTATTGATTTCTCTAGATGTTTACCCCGCGTGGTATACAGAGGGGCAATATTGGGTAAGATTCAGAGAAGCCAGTTCGCTAAACTGGACATCTTGGACGCATGCAGGCAATGTGACAGAGGGGCAGTATTTAAATGGAGGAATGAGTAAGGAGGTAGATCGATACTGGAATTTATCTGATCTATTCCCTGACTTTAAAGCTGGTAAAATCTACTTTATGCAATCAAAACATGTTAATGTGGAAGGTGAATCTATTTCCGATGAACGGAGTGTTACTATTGTTGTTGCTCCTATCGAAATGAAGAGAGGACCGAGTCCCAGGGCAGCATATGAAAGTACCATAATCTTTAATATCTATACTAATTCAGCCGATTTAGAAATTGGAACAAGACTTTATGAAGACGAAAAAATGCAGGAACCAGTTGCCAGTGGGTATCATATGCCACCAGATTCAACAAGCTGGTACAGGGTAGATTTACAGGGATATATAATAGAAAGAGGTTCATATGTAGAGCCAATTCAAAAATTAGTCTATGACCTCGGAATAATAAGGCTGGACGAAGGTAGATCTAAGGTTGGGGATATTGAATTTGGAAGGTCTGTTACATCGACTTCAACAGTAAATGAGTTTTGGGGGCCGATTGCCGTCGCAGTAGGAACGCATGATGGATCATTTAACGACTTTAGGGGATATGTTACATTCCAGGTATCAGGTGGCATAATTGCGCCCGGTCAAGTAATCCCAATATCTGAACTTAGTAGTATCGACGAATCATATAATCTGTATAACTGGGGGTACATCATTACTATAAACGGACAATTGTACACAAGAGATAATTTTTAAACATGAAAAAGAACATAATAGCAACGCACAGCCCGAACGAGGTTAGGGGATTGCAACAACAAAAGAAGTTAACAGGATTTACAGTAAACCCCGAAACGGGATACGCTTCGATTTCATACATCGTTGAACAGTTGGATCCTAAGGGCAATCCCCTTCCTATACCTGGAGAAATTGGTCATATAAACTGGGATACAAAGATTCTCAACACGGCTGAAGGTCAAATAGGCGGAGAACTTCCGGCCGATGTATTAGCTGTAGTTCGTCAAGTGTACGACCTTGTCGAGCCGTTATTCAAGACTTACGGAGACATTAAAGAGGAGGAAAATAATGAAGAATAAGGAACTACAAGCGGTAAAAGCGGCTTTGTACGCAATGCAATTCAGCACTTACGGTGAGATTAAAGCAGTTGCCGATGCTGATTCGAAGATAGACGCAGCAACACAGGCCGCGCAGGTAAAGTACAACGAAGTATTCGCTGCAAACAAGATCAAGACAGCTAACGGGCGTTATGACATCTCGCCCGAGCACAAGTTATTTGCGAAGGTCGAGATGGAGTTGCAGGCAAAGGGCAACGAGGAAAGCGGAATCGATATCGCTTTCCTTACTCCCGAGCAGTTCGAACGGGCAATCGCTACACGGGAGCCGATACCGACGGAGTTATTAACAATAGCGGTTAAGTATTTGGTAAAGTCATGAAAACAGGAGAAAAAGGATTATCACTGATCAAGAAGTTTGAGGGCTTCTTTCCAAAGCCGTACAAGGATCCTATCGGAATTCCAACGATAGGCTACGGTGTAATAAAGTACCCGGATGGAAAAAAGGTAACGATGCAAGATGCGGCTTTGACGGAAAAGCAAGCCAGTGATATGCTCGCACAGCTGCTCACACAAACCTATGAAAAGGATGTGCTCCGGTTGGTAAAAAAGCCGCTGACACAAAACCAATTCGATGCACTTGTAAGCTTTACCTACAATTTAGGAGGTGCGAATCTGGGTAAATCCACTCTTTTGAAGAAGGTTAACGCAAACCCTAACGATCCATCCATAGCGTCCGAGTTCGTTAAATGGAACTTGGCAGGGGGAAAGGTATTTGCTGGGCTTACACGAAGAAGAAAGGAAGAAGCGGCATTGTATTTTACTAAATAGAGAAAATGGATAGAGAGCTTATCAAAATTGCACTAAAAAGCCCGATCACCTATGCGCTTATTATTGTCGCATCGATTCTAACGTTCTTCGTATCCGCCTATTCTAATAGGTCGGATGATAATCTGCATGCATGTAATGCTCAAATTGAGTACCTCCGCATAAGGATCGAGAAGTTAGAAAAACAGGTAGACGAATACACAAGGGTTGTTCTGTACAAGGATGCGCAGATAAAATCACGGGATTTCGTCTTAGATTCTTTGAAAAATGAGAAATAACATTTTCACAGCACTACTGGCCGTAGCGGTCGTAGTGCTATTGTACATTGTATTTACCATTCGTCCGTACCAAGACAATAAAATTGCTGAACAGGCTAAGGAGGTTGTTAGGTTGGAAGTAGATAAGGTTAAGAAAGAAATTGACAAAAAAGGCTTCCAACATGCGGTTATTGAGGATAAACAAAATGTTGTGAAGTCATTGTCGCAGCTGTCGGATAGTTCGAAAAGGGAGATTGATAGCATAAAAGCATTGTTGGCCATTAAGGATAAGCAATTGAACCACTACATAAGCTATTCGGCAACGCTTGAAGGAAAGCTTTTAAAGGCGGTAAAGACAGATACGAGTTACATATACAAGGATAAATGGGCGACAATCGAATATGTTCCTGATACGTCAGACGGAGCGTTTAACTTCTCCTACAATGCGGACATAAACTATGTTGAATACTGGCGCAAGTCTTGGTTTTTAGCCCCAAAGAAACATTATGTAGATTTTTGGATATCAGACCCACGTGCCACAATAAACGGTGTAAAACGGGTTAAGATTGAAGCCAAGGAGCCGTTTACCAAGGTAGAAGTAAATAGTATGATTTTGGTTGACGCAGACGTCAACACGGGTGCTGATGTGGGGTTAAGTATAGGGCGATTTAAGGTAGGGGCAAGCTACCTGTACAACTTGGACAAAGAAGTTTGGAAGCCCTATTTCTATGGAAAGTATAAGATTTTAGGATTTTAATAAAGGAGGTAAATATGTATGAAATAGTAACCAATGAAGGGAGTATAAATGTCCTCGCTAACGGGAAAGTAGCACGTACAATCCCTAAAGGACAACAGACAGCAACAGAGCAGGCAGAAGTCGTACAGCTTGCAGCGCTGGGTACCGCGATAAGTTTTAATCTACCTGTCAGCACTACAGTAGACGGTGTTGCTTCTACGACATTAGGTGAGCTTGCTAGTAAGCTAAGTTCTTTTAAACGCGGTGGGGGTGGCGGCGGTGGGGCCACAGTTGACTTCGTAAATCAAAGGGCACCGTTATTAGGTAACGGTATGTTTCTGGTAGGTTCTGCAGAAGGTAACGTCGGAAGAAGGCCACGTCCAAGTGACAATGGTCTGACGGCAGTAAGTAATGTATCCGTTAAAGCATCGGGTTCCGATACTTATGAAATGGTTGCATTTACAGCAGCTGCAACAAATTTCTCGCTAGCTTACCGGGGTAGTAGTGGCACATTTGCGCTTAACGACGCAACTGCAGTAGGAAATCCGGTTACGTTGGGGCAGTACCAAGGCATAACCAATAACGCATTAACCTCGACAGAGACTAACGCAACTCTTAACGCGATGTATCCATCCATTGCCATAAATTCAGAGGTAAGGAGTATTACAAACAAAATTAAGTATATAAAAAAATCAGCTACACAATGGGAACCAATACCAATGAACGTAATGCCTTAATAGAGGTAGAAACAATTACCCCCGTAATAGATACGGACGGATATCCTAAGACACACCTGTACTACGATTCGAGGGACGGTGACAAGTTCTATAGAGGCATGGAGCCAGTCGAAGTTGGAACAGAACAAATAGAAGGTGAGGACGGAGACTTTGTAACCGTACCTGTGCATGAAGACAGGCCGATCCTTGTTGCCGTCATTGAGGAAAGCAACATTGTAGGGGTAGTTGAATTGTAGGAATAGTAAAAGCCACTATCATTAGTGGCTTTTACTTTAAAATCTACTCTTGTAATCTTCCTCACAGGCTAATACGATGCTTCTGCTAATTATTTGCCCTTGAAATAAGAAAGTGTAAACCGCGTAGTAGAGTGAACTGGAATCGAACCAATGTTTCCGTTACCATGCGTAGTTGGTAACAACGTCTTTACCTCTAGACGACCACTCCATTTGAAATTACAACAACAAGCTTAGTCGTAGATGTAATCCTATATGATATATTTTAATTATCACCTTGATCAAGACAAGAGTTCAACAGTATATGAAGTCTATCTATTAAACTAGATTGTAGATTTCAATAACCGATCTGATTCTAATTCATCATAAGGTATATTGATATACTGAAGTAATTGATCAATTATATCATTATCTACATTATCATCAAATTTCCGAGCAAAAAGATGACTGCTATTTATCAGATAGTCGAGATCTTTAATTTCGAATGTCTTGGGTCTTAATTTAATTAGTCCATCAGGTATCCAAATAATGGCTCTTTTATCATCATTCACCAAACCACCGTTAAATGAGGTATTCATCAAAACTGTTTGAAAAAAGGATTCATCAGCAATCAAAGTGTTCAAGTAATAATCTTCAAATTTTTTAACCTCGGAACTATTGGATATAAACTTACAACATTCACGGGTAAGCATCATCCACTGTCCTCCAATGAAAGGTGTGATGTTTTCCAAATACTCCCTAGGATGTGTCTTTAGGGAGATTTCGCCATTAACCTCCTCAAAAAAGTTTTCTATCCTATTCATTGTTTCAGGTCTGACATCCTGTTGGTTTTCATATTTCAAAAAGCTGGTCCCCTTGTTCCTACATAAAAAATCTTTAATGATTTTTTGAGATTTCAAAGGGAAATCTTGTCCACTAAGATTGATGAAATAGTCCCACTCGACATTGATGTTTAGAAGATATTTAATCCCTTCTAATTCTGCCTGGACCATACTGTAACCTCCCCATACTACATCTTCGCTTTTGAGAATAGCAACATTTTTGTAGTTGTTTAAATATAGGTTCAGCACTTGCTTGACACTCTCGTTTGCTTTTTTATCAACATGAATTAGATAGAAATTGTCGCTGTCATAAATCGACGAAAACAATCTCATAAATTGCTCTGGAAGTCTATGTACCATGATAAAGTAAGCAATTTTAACAGTATTTGAACCGTTTAAGGAGACTAACCGACCGTTAGTGCAATGTTCATAAGGATCTTTCATTTTTGTGATTAATTTTCGCAGGGTGGTAATATTGCGAGATGAGATTTTTCTAAAGGTACACTAAAGATTGGTAAGATTTATATTTATCGGTGTCATATTCGTATCCTCTTATTTTCGAAAGGTTACATTTGTTGATTGGGGCTTACTCAGGATATCGTAATTTTAACTAAAAAGGATAAGTCGGTTTGTAAAGGGTATATTTGTGCTTGCACCAGTACATTTGACCATGAGTAAATTTAATTACAAGAGCGAAGACGAATCCTTATCCTATTTTAAAGCCAACGAGAACTCGCTTTATCCTAATTTACAAAACCTTTCAATAGTCAAATACCTAAAAGATAGAGATGTACTACTTCTTACCCAATTACACTTTGAACATGCTGCTATCGACGCGAGTATTTATATAGTCGATGTTATTTGGGAAGCTCATGGATCACATGGCTTGTTGCTGCACAAAAAACAGGATTTGAGAATGGATATTGAGGGCTTTAACGGAAATACTTTAATTAAATCTCAATTAAGGCAGTTCAGGAGAGAATTTGAGGGACGGGTTTAGGGAGGAACTACCGTGTTGTTTTATCCTATTATCTGACATACTCGCAAGCGAAGTATCCTTGATAAAATCAATCATTAATAAAAGCTGTAAACTATAATAATTGATTGTTTAGGCGGGGGCGGAAATAAAAAAGCCCCTGCTTTGGGGCTTTACTTTAAAAATCTATTCTTGTAGTCCTCCTCGCAAGCTTCAGCAATAGTTACAGCTAATTCCTGCTGCATTGATCCATAAGCTATTCTACTGTCATGCGGCAAATGTAGGATTTAGGAGCTATATAAAATCACAAACCATAATTAGTAACTTTTTGGAATGTTTCTTCGTCACAGTAATCGCATTTATATTTGCGTGATTCTTTCAAGTAAGTTGAAATTAAAGTTATGAATTCATGGCCATTTAATTCTATAGTGAACCTATTATCATATCCACATTTGCCGCAAGTAGTCATATAAAAATAAGTTCTGATTGTATTCATTTGGAAATATTTAGGCAATTATAAACTTGAAGTTAAGTTTTTAAGTTCTGATAAGCAAGGATTAGCATTTTTTGTGACAGTGCAATTTATAATATTTTATAATCCAAATTGTAATCACTAAAATATTGGAAATATTTACAATTATGGAGCTACCATTGATGCAAAGAAAGAGAGATGCTGCAAGGGAGTGGTACTGGTTTAAGAATAGTATGTAGATTACTTAACATATTCCCTGACAAAATATCCAAAGTAAAACCAGTCCTTATCACTTAATGAGCTTTTAGGTATAAACTCAATACTTGTTTCAGTGATAATAACCTCACACTTGGCAGCGAAAGCATTCGAGTACATATTACTTTCGATAGCCTCCTTTATTACATTAATGATTTCCGCCTTACCTGAAATTTTCATATTGCAAATATTCCGATAATACTTTTTCTTCCATTACGGAAACCCGTACTAAAGACTGCTTTTATTTAGGTTAATTTAAAAAATGAAAAGGACATTTTCGTTTTATTGGATTACTCCCGATAAAATGATATTTTAATGGTCTACTATTGACCAAAACCATAAATTATGAAAAATAACTTGTATAAATTTACCAATGAAGAGCTTAAACATATCAACGATCTATCCTGTGAGATTAAAAATGCCCTGAATAATAATGATAAGGGACAGATCGCTAAAATTTTAACGAGAATACAGCTTGATGAAGGTAAAATTCAAAAAGTACTCTTGAAAATGGAGGCATAGGTGCGTTTGAACAATACGGAAAACCGTAATACTTTTATTAACCGATAAGATGCCTTTATTGGTAGATTTGCATCATGGTTGATAAAGTCATCATTTTCGAACTTAATGATTTCAAATTCTTTATAAAGAATAAAGCTAAAACTACTGGGGAGCTTCGCAGTAGTTTTCGGCAATACGCCATATTGGTAAAGAAGTATTGGCCACGCGATATGGAAGACGATCAGCTTTTGTTAAAGAGATTAGATTCTACTCTAACCAAACTTAATTCATCAGATAACATACCCTTATATAAAAACAACGATGACTCATTTTTTCTAAAAGATGATGTTGTCGATATAGTTAACAGTATTAATTGTTCGTTATTCAATTATTATTATCAGAATTTAAGTAATCCAGTATTCTAGATAAGTTATTTATTTCTTCCTATTTGACTTTAATTTTATTTTTATAAAATTTGTTAAATGAAAGAGCAAATATTTACGTTCGTGTTTTATACAAATGATATAAACAATCCTGTGTTGTATGGTTCACCATCTGAGCTAATTGATCTTTTACCGCCTAAATTTCATTTTGTAAAGAATGAAGTTTTCGAAATAAACGCAATTAGATACAGAGTAACCAACACTTCAATCTGGAAAACTATTGGAGCCAATGTTAAGAGGGGTATGAATATTCAATGTGAAATCGTAAAGTGAAATTTTAACACTTTTAATTAATTAAAAATTTATAAATTTACGCTTTCTGATAATTATTAAATTGTAATTCCTATGAAAGTAACAATGATAATGACAGCAGAGGGTTTAAAGTTTCATGATTATAAATCTGAAACCAAAGCAACTAAAAATATTCAACAGCATCCTTTTGCATTTGTAGGCACGTCATCAATGAGTCGTAAGATTGTACTTTTGAAGAAGGCAAAAGATGATATAAGGGAATTAGAGTCTGATATATAACTGCTTTGTGTATTAGTAATAGCAGATCAGAAACTATATATGTCAGTAATTAAAAAAGCCCTAACAAGAATCTGTTAGGACTTTTAATTATGAGATTGATGAATTTGCTTGATTATTTGTCCAAATCTTTCAGCCAGGACTTGACTTCTTCACGTGTTTTGCCAGTTTTTTCTTGTAGTCTACCATAGAGTTCATCCTCTTTCCCCTCAATGTACAGTAAATCATCGTCGGTTAAGTCAGCATACTTTTGCTTAACCTTTCCCTTAAGGATGTTCCATTTTCCTTTTAAATCCAATGTATCCATATCAATTCTATTTTAGTTTTATTTATAACGCATAATGAAATGATAATGTTTTCATTTAACAGAAATTTAACTAATTGGATTGGTGCGTATATGGAGGATATCTATAGCCAAAGGAGCTTAACAAAATAATTATCTAATATGTATTGGATTATTTTAGGGAGGGGAACCTGACGCCAAATGTTATGCAGAAAGATGTCTGTAGTCTATCAAAATATAAGCATACCTGTTTTTTAATGCTTTAAAACTATAGGGGCTAAAAAAACGGTTTAATCTGTTCTATAAATTACCATGCGTCGGTTAAACTTTCTTTTATGTTATTATTTGCGACCTCCATAACCCCGTAGAATGTAGTACTTAATAAGTTTGCATTAACGTTATATTTTTGAAGTCTTTTTTCTTTAGTTTTTCCCTGTGATCTATTTACTTCCTTGGCAAGTTTGAAAACTATATCTTCAAGCGAAGAGCCGTACATGCTATAACTTGATGCGTCGTCGGTATGTATATCAAAAATTCTCAATCTAACCTTTCCATTCTTTACATCGAATTGCATTGTAAAATGAAACGTGCCACCAACGGATTTAGATCCATACCACCAACTATTGTCATATGTTTCTCTCGACGATATATTGCCCTTACAAATGATTAGACCTGTATTTATATCCTCTGACTGAATTACACTTTTAGCACTTTTAAAGTAGATTCCAATAAACCGCTTTGCTGCACCATAAATAGCATCTTTTGATGCGTTTGGGTAATCATATATTCTTTCGTAAATAATTTTTTCATCAATGATAGGAATTTCTTGAGATAGGCATTTTAGTGGTGCTAGCAAAATGAAGAATATTAAATATTTCATAAAAATTTAGTCTTATTATTCAAAAGTAGTAAAGATTTTTATACTGTAATCATGATGTTGAATATAAATTCCCCCTTTTGTTTTTCTTATATTTGTGTTTAAAAATTAACCAATGAAAAGCTTCTTTATGAAGAACAAATATTTTTTTTATGGAGTATGCAATGTAATTGTTGGCTTTTTACTGTGCTTATTTCTTCTAAAAGGTAATCCACATAATATTTCTAGATGGATTCATTATGCTGTCTGGGGAAATGTAGCTGATTGGTGTATGACTGTTATAACTGGCTTTACTGCGTTTTACTTGGTTAAAACATTTAGAGAACAGCGTAAAACTACGGAAATTGAGCAATCCAGATTCTTACAAGAAATAAAGCCTTCCTTAAAAGTAGCATTCAAAAATAAAGAGCTTGTTTTACTGGTTGAAAAGAATGGTGCATATAATGTAGTTATAATAAATAAGAGCGATAAAGATGTTGAAATAAAGGACTTATCGAATGAAGCACACTTTGAAAACATTCAAACAGGGGTACCTTTATTTCTTGATCGAAATTTTCAATTCCCAGCAAATACTGAATCTGCATTAGGAATAGAAATATATTACAGTGATAGACTAGGAAACAATTATAAACAAACATTTATAGCATTACATAACAAGCATGTAATTTCAATGGAATTAGTACATGTTAAGGAAAGTCCATTCGATCCAAGGAAGATTTGAGCTGTAAAACATTAACCTTAAGCCGTATTGCTACGACTTGGGGTTAAACAATGGGTCTACAAATCTCTTCTCAACTGGGTTAATATCTTTTATTCTCTTGTATGGCATTCTCCACTTCTCTAGCCCATCCAAACTTGACACAGTAACATATTTAAAGCACGGTCTTATAAATTTGTACTCTTTAACATTGCCATCTTTCCATCGATCTATTTTGAAAATATATCCTTTCTTTATATAACTTTTATATTCGAGTTCCTTTACAGATGACTGCATGTGATGTGTTGGATTGAAAAAGAACTTTTGAAATGAGGTTTCATTTTTAAAAGTGGTATCTTCAAATACAACATGAATACATTTTTCAGTTATTTTCCAACATGTACCCAATTTCCCTTCTGAAAGAACTGTATCTCCTACAACGAAATTCATAATCTTGTATTCGATTCCCTATACATCGAGAGGTTTTAGGTTTATTTGGAAGTAATTTTGTCCTTAATCTCTTGTGTTAATCGAAGTATTTCCTTCGTTGTATCTTTGTTAATTTTGCCATCTATAAACTCAGACTTTACGAAGCCTTCAATCACTTCTATGTCAGTAAAAATTTCATTTATCATTACGCTGCTTGTTTTAAAATTTCCTTTCCTTGCGATTCGCACCAGCATTTAACAACTAGCGGTACCACGGAATTTCCAATAAACTTCTTTTGATCAGATTGATTCCCGTACAACTTATAATCAGCAGGGAAGCCCTGAATAACTTTAAGCTCCGACACTTTAAGCATGCGCATCTTTATGTCAGATATTCCGTAAAAGGCCATGAACTCTTTGATCTTGATCATTGTCTCGGAATCACCTTCGTAAATAGGTATGTGATGGCTGTCTGATTGGGAGTACTGAACCAAATAAAGTGGGGCTTTGTCTTGTCTTGCTACTATTACGGGACACGGTTGATTGCAATGCATCGTGTGCCCACCATGGCTTGGATTAAGGATGAATGGAGCGGAAACAAGTGCGTGCTTATCTGACGTCATAATGGTGCCGGCTGGCTGATTAATAGATTGATGATTATGCTCGCCGCTGTACTGTTTGTCTAGCCAGTTCACCTGGACTTTAGTAAATCGATCCTTAGTCGTTAGTGTGCCGGCAGGTTCATCAATAGATGCAACATTTTCGCCAGTACCATAGTATTTTGTAAGGAAGGATGCATTGATAATTGAATGATGATCAACGGTTGTAATCGTTCCAAGTGGATTATTCACAGAGGCAATTTGTCCTTCAGGTTTGCCGCTAAAATACCGAGATATAAATGATGCTTGAACAAGTGATTGGCTTCCGGATGTCGTTATCGTACCTAAAGGATTATCGACACTTGTTACTTTACCTGCTGGCCTTCCACTGAAATACTTTGTTATAAAAGAATCTGTTCCGCCTGCGACATGTTTGACTAGCCCCGCATAAATTCGACGTAATGTAGCTTCGACCAAGGGTTTCTTACGTGTGAAAATGCTTTCTCCTTCATCTGAAAAATCTAAAACATCCTTTACGGGCTTCCACTTTTGTAAGTACGAATCAAACAGTGTCGCAGTATTTCCAACTTTTTTACTGTGTGTTGCTGTAGGCCATACGATCGGTAATCCATCTTTCGCAAAGCAGCCAAATAGACGGTTTCGGGAAGTATAAGCCCCAAAATCAGCAGAGTTTAATTCTCGCCATTCATCGCGGTACCCGAAGGAATTTATGTGATTTCTCCATCGCATCCAATCTTGTCCCGATTTCATGCTGACTGGTTTTCCCTTTTCGTTTAGAGGTCCCCAGCTCATAAATTCTACTACATTCTCGATCTGTACGTAATCGGGATTTATTGCCTGAATATATCTGTCTAAATGATCAGCAAGTGTCCGGCTATCGGCATCGCGAGCTTGTCCACCCTTAGCCTTTGAAAAATTGGTACACTCCAAAGATGCCCATAACACAAGTTTCGCTTTTGGATACAAGTTTCGGTACGTATTAACTAATGTGATTAACGGATCTAGTTGCAGTGTTCTGATATCCTCCTCGAAATGGAAAACTTCCGGATGATTTTCCCAATGGCTCCGAATTGCTTTATGATCATGGTTCACACATGCTGCAATTACAGCTATGCGATTGCCAGCGGTGTTGCGCGCTTGATCAAAGCCTATTGTAGTGCCGCCTGCTCCGCAGAATAAATCTACGATTACAAATTGTACATCCTCGGGGGCTTGTACAACTGTAGGAGTAAAAGGCTTATGTTGTAATACGAATGCGTTTATCATTTCCAATCAATTTGCGCCCTCAACAACCTAACTAGGCTTATGAGGGCAAGGGTTAGTATTATCATTGTTTACTGTGTTATTCTTGTTTATCACCAAATTCCGTGTTAATCTTAGACTGCATAGTTACCGGGACACCTTCCTTACCGATGTACCCGCGGTAATCTGCGTACCACTTGGATACTGTCTTTCGACTGCATCCAATAAAGCGAGCAAAATCTACGAAGGATACTCCCGAGGTTACAGATTCAATTGCCTGGGCACGGATGTGGATAGGGTAGGTGAAGTTGGGCATGGTTAGAAAAGGGTTAGTTGTGGATGAGGTTGGTTTAATTGAGCCTCGTTTGAAATCCCAGTTGCTGACGGAGTATGCTCAATGGTTGGGTACTCAACACATGCTTTCTCGTGTATACCCCCAACCTTAACCAACGCTGCTGAGCCCTTTAATCCGTATTCTTTACTGCATACATTGCAGTCCGAGACCTTCACGCGCTTCGCTATGCTGCTTTCTGTTATACTTATTGTTACCACTCCATTAGAGCAGCTAGAACAATGGTAGTTTGTGTTTTTCAT